ATGAAAAATACGGCGGACAAGCAATTCTTACAAGATTCCGTCCAAAGCATTTATATGTTGGCAAGTCTGAAAACTGACAATACACATTTTGCTGTGTATGAGGACGACAAGGAACTTTATCAAGAAATTCAGTTTCTTTATGTGAAAACCAAGGATAAAGGTGACTCGACTAAAATCTATAAAATGTTGGCACACCTGATTCCATATCCATTAGTTATCCTCACCGATGAACCTGATAGTTTTACGATCTACACGGGTCGCTTTGAGAAGTTATCAACAGGCTTTTTGAAGTTGATGAATGTGTATCCATCCCCGGTTTATCAAGATGAAAACTTGGAAGAAGTGTTGCAGCAAATATCACTGATTGATTTACCACGGCAGAATCTGAAAACTTTTTATGATGGACTTCGGGATGAGATTGCGACAGCTACGGCTAAGTCACAATATGGTAAAGCAGTTGGCAATATCACTGGTGAAGAAAAAGACCAGCTTGATGCATTAAAGAAACAGATTGAAGATTTGCGTGGCCAAATTAAAAAGGAACGTCAGTTAAATCGCAAAATTGATATGCAGATGAAGTTGAAAAAATTAAGAGATGAACTTTAAAGCAAAATAAATCAGTAAATATGCTTGACAAGTTAAGGAAGGAACACCAGCCTATGACGAACGAACGAACGAACGAACGAACGAACGAACGAACGAACGAACGAACGATTAGAGGAAGTCTCTAGTCATTCGCTTGATATTACTGAACAAAATATTGAAAAGCTGAAGGAATTGTTTCCTGAAGTTTTAACTGAGAAGAAAATTGATTTTGACAAATTACGTTTGATTCTTGGGGATGAAGTTGAAACAGCACCAGAACGTTATAGTTTTACTTGGAACGGCAAGAAGCAAGCGATGCAATTGGCACAGCAGCCGACAGTGGCAACGTTGAAACCAAACAAGGCAAAGTCAAAGAACTGGGATGAAACACAAAATCTTTATATTGAAGGGGACAACCTTGAAGTGCTGAAGATTTTACAGAAATCATATTCTAATAAGGTGAAGCTCATATATTTGGATCCTCCTTACAACACAGGAAAAGATTTTATCTACCGAGATAATTTTCATGACAGTATTGAAAATTATTTGGAACAAACAGGACAAGTGGATAACGAAGGTAACAAACTTAGTGTAAATACGGAAACGAGTGGTCGTCACCATACTAATTGGCTAAATATGATGTATCCACGTCTAAAATTGGCAAGAAACTTATTGTCAGATGATGGAGTCATTTTTGTCTCAATTGGAACAGTAGAACAAGAAAATCTTTCAAGATTATTTGATGAAATATTTGGTGAAAATAATCGCGTTGGAATTGTGCCCGTTATTATGAACTTAAAGGGAAATCAAGATGCCTACGGATTTGCTGATACGCACGAATATGTGTTGGTCTATGCTAAATCAAAAGATAATTTAGATTTTGGTCGATTGCCAATTGATGATGAAGAGATGAATGATTGGCTTGAGGATGAGTATGGTTTGTATAAGGTTGCTGATAACCTGAGGGCAACAGGGGTTAATGCTCCACGGTCAAAACGTCCCAATTTATGGTATCCGATTTTTGTTACCTCTAATGATGAATTATATGTTACTGAGGATAATGAACCATTAAGCAATGATGACGAGATAGTAATGCCTATTAATCCTGAAGGAGAAGAACTTTCTTGGTATTGGGGTAAAGCTACATTTAATGAAAGTAAACATAATCTCATTGTTAAACGGACGTCAAATGGTACACAGTTTTACAGAAAACAACGACCAGCACTAGGCGCAGATAATCCAACCAAGAAAGCTAAATCAGTGTTGTTTAAACCAGAGTACTCGTCTAGTACCGCAACTACAAAACTGAAAGATTTGCTAGGTGGAAAGTTGTTTGATTTTCCAAAATCTGTTCCATTTATTGAAGACTTAATTTCATTGGGTACAAATAAAGATTCGATTGTTCTTGATTTCTTTAGTGGATCAGGTACGACTGCAGAAGCTGTTTTCAAAAAGAATATGGCTGATGATGGTAATAGAAAGTTTATCTTGGCTCAATTACCTGAGCAAATTCCTGAAGGTTCAAATGCAAAAAGAGCTGGTTACAACACAATCCCAGAACTGGCAATGGAGCGTATCAGCAAAGCGGGAGAGCAAATTCTGAAGGAGCGTCCTAGCGAAATCGGCAAACTAGATATTGGCTTCAAAGTCTTTGAACTTGAAAAATCAAATCTCAAGAAGTGGAACACTAAACCTGAAGATTTGGTGACAATGCTTGGCTCAATTCAAGACAATCTTGAACCGGGGTCAACTGAAGATGATTTGGTTTATGAAATCATGTTGAAGCAAGGCTTGGGGTTGACGTTGCCAATTGAAAAATTTGTTGTAGGCGATGCAAATATTTATAAGATTGCGTTTGGTTCGTTATTCATCGTTTTAGGTGAAAACATTACAAGTGATGCTGCCAAGAAGATTGTCGAGTTCATCAAGGATGAAGAACTTGAAAACGTGGTAGTGGTGCTGCAAGATACCGGCTTTGCAAATGACAGTGAGAAGTTGAATTCCATTGAAATTTTGAACGCTGGTGGTATTGATTATAACGACATGTTGTCGATTTAGTAGGGGATGCTTTTGAAAGAATCAAATCTAAGAAGAAATATTCTTGAAAAATTAAAACAGACCCAGGACAGTGGGAGATTGAAATTCCTAATGTTGATAAGGAAGAAATCATTAATCAGATAAATTTCTTATACCGTGAAGGCTATATCACAAAGCCAACTTATGGTGACAACACTATTTATTCAATGGCTTTTGTGAAAATTACTGAAAAAGGTGAGAAACTTTTAGAAGCAGCCTCACCGAAAACTAAAGTTAGTGGAATTTTAAAGTATGTAGGTACGTATGTTCTTGGTATCTTACCCCCCCTTATTGTCACTTGGTTGAAGAAAAAATTTGGATTGTAGGAGGGCATTGGTTATGTATCTAACGGTTGATTGTGCACAGTTTGAAAGTGGAAAAATAGCTTTTTATGAGTTTTGCAATAGTGAGATGACTAATTTGATCCATTATTCTCTTGAAAAGTTTAATTTACTGAGTAAGATTGCTGATATTACTTATCTTGTTTATTATTCTATTGAAAAAAATAGAGCGGTTGTTTATCAGTCAGGAAGAGATTCTTTTGGAGATAAAGAGACCATTATAGATGGTAATATCCAAGATTTCAACAAATGGTATTCTTACAAAAACAATGTGAAAAATAAAGATGGAAAGAACCCTTCAAAGCCTTTTGGTGACATACTTTCTGGTGGAGATCCTTACGTTGAGAAATACTTAATCAGCTTGAAGATTTGGATTTTTACGTGCTCGAGGATGACAACGGAAGAGACATCATCATTCCAGCGTTAAGCGAAGTATCAACTTACTTTTTTGATGTTGATTTATTTAATGTTGAAAATAATGATGTGATTGAGTTTTTAAAAAACGATTCCGAAGAAAAGAAAAAAGCTGGAAAACAAAAATGGTTAGTAACGAATGCTAATGCTCACCCCAACAGATATTGGTGGAATAAGCAAAAGTTTATTAACTTATATGACGCTTCAAAGCATATTAATGGTAATCTATGGTTGGTAAATTATAGTGATAACCCTAGTGAGAAGGTGTCTTTGATTTCTGTTACAAGTATTGATAATGAAAAGGGAATCACATCTGATGTTGGATACTTGCTTAGGTATAAAGAACTTTTAGAATGGTTGTTGCTTAATCAACAATCAAGCGGTGAGGGTCTTGCATATTTAGAGACTAAACCTAAACAAGAAAGAAACGAAGAATTCTGGTTGGAAGAACATGCACGTAAGGAAGCACGAAAGTTGAAAAAATATGCTCCGAGCCAAATTGGAATATATAGGTAACTACTAGGAGGAAATGATGGAAAAGAAAATTCAAGAAATGTCCGGGAAATCGGCTGATTTAGTACAAGAAAATATTCAAAAGTTATTAACAATGTTTCCTGAAGTCTTAACAGAGGGAAAAATTGATTTTGACAAATTACGTCTTGTACTAGGCGATGCTGTGGAACAAAACAATGAAAAATATGAATTTAACTGGTATGGTAAAAAAGAGGCTATGCAACTAGCTCAACAACCAACAGTTGCAACTTTGAAGCCAAATATGGAAAAGTCCTTGAATTGGGACGAAACTGATAATCTTTACATTGAAGGTGACAATCTTGAGGTCTTAAAAGTTTTACAAAAATCTTATTCAAATAAAGTGAAGCTTATCTATGTGGATCCACCCTACAATACTGGCAAAGATTTTGTATATAAGGACAATTTTGAAGATTCCCTTGATAATTATTTAGAACAAACAGGTCAAGTTGATAGTGAAGGCAATAATTTTTCTGTTAATCCGGAAACTAATGGTCGATATCACACTGATTGGTTAAATATGATGTATCCAAGGCTTAAATTAGCAAGGAATCTACTGACCGAAGATGGTGTTATTTTCATTTCGATTGATGATGCGGAGCAGGCTAACCTAAAGAAAATTGCAGATGAGATTTTTGGTGAAAAGAATTTCTTAGCTCAAGTAATCTGGGAAAGGGCTTATTCACCAGTCAATTTGAAGAAGAATTTTTCTGAAAGTCACGATTATATATTAGTGTATGGAAAAAATGCAAGTATCATTGAGTCTAATGGATTAAAACGCTCAGATGACGCAAATGATAGATACTCGAATCCAGATAATGACCTACGTGGTGATTGGAAGTCCAGTGATTTATCTGTTGGACCAGCTATTGAAAAGAATATTTATGAAATTGTTACACCATCGGGGAGAAAGACAACACCACCAAGTGGCTACAGCTGGAGGCTTTCTAGAGAACGCTTTGATGAATATGTTTCTGATAATAGAATCTGGTTCGGTCCAAATGGGGACGCTGTTCCATCGATTAAACGCTTCTTATCGGAAGTAAAACAAACTATTGTGCCAATGACAATTTGGAAATATGAAGATGTTGGTCACTCCCAAAGTGCAAGTCAATATTTGAAACGTCTCTTTGATGACAAAGCATACTTTTCATATCCTAAACCAGTTCCGTTAATTCAACGAATTGTAGAGTTGTATTCTAATCCGGATTCGATTGTCTTAGACTTCTTCAGTGGTTCGGCAACTACGGCAGAAGCTGTAATGAGAATGAACGTTGAAGATGGAGGAAACCGTCGATTTATTATGGTGCAGTTGCCAGAACAACTTTCAGAAAAAGATGTTGCTTTTAAGAATGGATATAAAACTATTCCAGAAATAGCCGAAGAACGCATCCGTAGCGCTGGTGACAAGATTGTTGAAGAAAATCCACTTCTTGCAGATAAATTGGATATTGGATTCAAAGTATTTGAACTTTCTAAGTCGAATATCAAGAAATGGAATGCCGAACCAAAAGACTTGAATGAGCAGTTTGAATTACTCGCTAACAACTTTGAGGAAGGTTCAAAACCAATCGATGTTGTTTACGAAATCATGCTGAAACAAGGTCTTGATCTGACTTACCCAATTAGCGAAATAAAAGTCGGGGATGCGGTCGTTTACGATATAGCATTTGGCGCGATGTTTGTAGTGCTTGGAGACAAGATTACGAGTGAAGTGGCTGGACATATTATGAAGCAAATTGCTGACGAAGAAGCTGAAAACTCGGTGGTTGTTTTGCAGGATGAAAAATTCATCAACGACAGTGAGAAGTTAAATACTATCGAGCAGCTCAATGCAAGTGGCATCCAGTACAACGACATTTTAAGTATTTAAAGCAAAGGAGGTAAAGACTCTTGAAAATACAATTTGATACGCTCGACTATCAAACGGATGCCGTTAACAGTGCGGTGCGTGTGTTTGAAGGTCAGACAATTAAAGAATCAAATTTTACAATAACAAATGATGTCCCGCAAGGAACATTGTTTGCCAGTGATGGTATTGGTGTTGGTAACCGTGTGATTATTAATGAAGAACAGATGTTGAAGAACGTCAACAAAGCTCAGATTTTAGACGGTATTGTTCCGAGTGATAATTTATTTGGGAATAACAAAGCTTTCCCTCAATTCAATATTGAGATGGAAACTGGGACTGGTAAGACTTTTGTTTACTTGAAAACGATTCTTGAATTAAACAAACAATACGGATTTTTGAAATTCGTAATTGTTGTGCCAAGTATTGCGATTAAGGAAGGGGTGCTTAAATCCTTCGAAATTACAAAGGACTACTTCAAAAATCAATACAATGGTGTTATTTACAATTTGTTCATGTTTGATAGCAGCAAACTTGACCGTGTTCGTTCATTTGCATCGGCAAATACGATTGATATCATGGTTACGACCATTCAATCTTTCAACAAAGATACAAACGTCATGAACCGTGAAAATGACCAACTTTCTGGTGCACGACCAATTGACCTGATTGCTGAAACACGGCCGATAGTTATTATTGATGAACCACAGTCTGTTGATAATACTGACTTGGCTAAAGATGCTTTGAAGAGTTTAGATCCGTCAGCGGGCTTCCGTTATTCAGCCACTCACCGAGATAATACTTATCCGAAGATTTATCAACTTGGTGCGGTTGATGCTTACGACAATCAACTCGTTAAGCAGATTGAGGTAGCCGGCATCGAGATGGACGAAGATGGTAACCGTGCTCATTTGAAATTGATTGACGTAAAAACTGGTAAGAACGGTATCAGTGCCAAGATTGAAGTTTATAAAAAGACACGTAATGACGCTGATAAAATAACTATGAACTTTAAAGCCGGTGACGATATGTTTAGTAAAACCAAGCTTCAGGCGTATGATGAAGTTGGGTTCATTCAAGACATTGATGCTACACCTGGATTTGAATCAGTTACTTTCTCGGGTAATCCTGAAAAAATCACGCTTGAGTCAGCTACATTAGAAGATGAAGCAATAAAACGTGCTCAGATTTCTAAGACGATTGAAGAACACTTGAACAAGGAGTTGAAGTTCAAACAATCGGGGCAACGAATCAAGGTGTTGAGCTTATTCTTCTTGGACAAAGTTGAGAATTATCGTGTTTATGACGAAGAAGGCAATCCTAGTCTTGGCCGTTATGCCCGTATTTTTGAAGAAGAATATGAACGCTTGATTCATTTGTCCAAGTACAAAGAATTGAACGATGTGAATGTGCCAGTATCCGAAGTCCATGATGGTTATTTCTCAGCAGATAATAAAGGTAAGTTAAAAAATACCAAGGGTGATACTCAGGCCGATGAATCTACCTACGAGATGATTATGAAGAACAAGGAAGGCTTACTGACTTTCTATGATGAAGAGAAGCATCATACAGCGAAGGCTAATAAAATTCGCTTCATTTTCTCTCATTCAGCTTTGAAGGAAGGTTGGGACAACCCGAATGTATTCCAGATTGCCACTTTGATTGAAACAAAGGATACAATTAACAAACGTCAGAAAATTGGTCGTGGCCTGCGTATTGCGGTTAACGAAGATGGTGAACGTGTCCCTGGATTTGCTGTTAACACGCTGACTGTTATGGCAAATGAAAGCTATAAGGATTTTGCTGAAGGCCTTCAAAAAGAATACGAAGAAGATGGTGTTATCTTTGGTGTATTTAATAAAGATAGTTTTGCGACGATTATTACGCATTACGATGAAGTTACGGAAGAAATGGAAATTCTTGGCAAAGAAAAATCTGAGCAATTGTTCAACTACCTCAAACAGGAAGAATTTATTAATTCATCCGGGCGAGCAACCGATAAGTTGAAACAAGCGATTACTGATCAGGAAATTGAAGTACCGGAAGAATTTATTGATGTTGTGCCACAGATCTTGGATGTTGCTAAATCTAAAGTTAAGAGTCTTGATATCAAAGATGCCAAGGATAAAGTCGAAGTCAAGGTTGTAAAAGAAGCCTTAGCAGATGACTTTTTAGAACTTTGGAACAAAATCAAATACAAGACGACTTATAAGATTCATTTTGATTCAAACAAATTAATCGAATTTGCAGCAAAAGGAAATGAGTCATTTGACGGCGTTGATTCCATCCAAACACGTAAGGGTACTTACCTTTACAAGAAGGGGATGGTTGAGATGAGTCAAGCCGGTGTGAAGGCTGATGAATCTAGCGAAAGCAGTGTTCGTGCAACAACGAGTGGTGCGTACAAATTGCCAGATATCATTACTTTCTTGCAAAATGAAACAAGTTTGACTCGCAAGACAATCGTCGCAATTTTGCAGTCAGTCAACAATCTGGATAGTTTTAAGAACAATCCATTGTCATATATGAATCAGGCTGCGAAGATTATCAACGCAATCAAGAATCAATTGATTGTGGATGGTATTGAATATACTCGTACAAATGATGAATATGAACAGACGCTGTTTAGCACTGAAACCTTGAATGCTTACCTCGGTGAAAAAGGGAATTCGGTTAAAGTTGATGAAAGTAAACAAAAGACTGTTTATGACTATGTTGTAACTGATTCGAGCATTGAAAAGGATTTTGCTCGTAAGGCTGAAATGGATGACAATGTTAAGTTCTACATTAAGCTGCCAGATTGGTTCAAGATTCGCACACCGCTTGGGCCTTACAATCCAGACTGGGCATTGCTGTATGAAGAAGATGATGAGCAACACCTATACTTCATCGTTGAAACGAAAGGTGATACAAGCTTTGAACAGTTACGTCCTCATGAACGGGCTAAGATTCTGGCTGGTGAGAAACACTTTAAAGCAGTTGATACAGATATTAAATTTAAGCGGGTTTCTGATGAAGCGGAGATTCGTGGGTAATCTATATTTGAAATAAAACAGGGAGAAGTAAATCAATGGTACAGCAACGTTCATTTAAAAACTATGTTAATACGCATCAGTTCAATAAAATTTCTGATGCGGTAGAAAATTTTGTTCCTAACAACATTGGTGAGCTTAACCTTTGGACTAAGTCAAATATTATCGATATTGATAATTTGGATGAAGAACGTGTTTTCTTTGATGAGATGAAAATTGAGTTTGTCTTTGTTAATGGGGATGCGCTAACTAATGACATAGAGTTTGATGTTGTTGTATCTGGTGAAGTTTACTTTACTGAGGCCGGTAGACACGACGATGATTATGACAGTTGTACTAATTGGTTCCGTCTTAATTGTACGGCTACCATCAATGGGGGACTATCCAATTTCACAATTCACTCGGTTGAGCCTTATGACAAGAAAAAGAATCGTTTTGAGCGGAAGCTGTCGGATTCTTTGGTGCCAATTATTTCATCGGATGATTATGAATATGAAGCCCAGCAATTTTTGAATCTGTATTTCCCGGACGCGTTAATTGTCCCACAAATGATAGATCCCAGATTGATTGCTGAGAAAATGGGATTAACTATCGTTTACAAAGAAATAACTGAAGACATGTCTGTTTTTGGACAGATATTTTTCCATGACACTGTTGTGGATGGAGAGCTCATTAAAGCAAAAACGATTTTAGTGGATGACCGTATTGCATTAGTGCGCGGATTAGGTGCGTTAAACAATACGATACTTCATGAATGTTTTCACTGGCACAAGCACAGACTGGCATTTGAATTAGTGCGGTTATATAATCCGGTTCTTTCAAAGATTGACACGACAATCGAGGAGTTTTCTGAGATAAATGAGACTAGCATGTCTCCAACCGATTGGATGGAACTTCAAGCTCAGAGTCTTACGCCAAAAATTTTGATGCCAAGAAAAATGTTCAAACAAGAAGCTGAGCTAAAAATGCGTGAACTGGCAGCTGAATCCGGCGATAGCTTGGGATATATTAAAGGCACTATTGAGCATTTAGCTACTTACTTTGGGGTCTCAAAACAATCTGCAAAAATCAGAATGGTTGAACTCGGATATGAAGAAGCTATTGGTGCCTTAAACTTTATTGATAAGCAATACGTACCTGCTCATATTTGGAAAAGAGGCGCGATATCTTCTAACCAAACCTATTCAATTGGCTTGGTTGATGCAACCATTCAAATGCTTGTGAATCCGGTTCTTCAACAAAATCCGACTTCTTACATTTATGTTGAATCACATATCTGTTTGAATTTACCTGAATATGTTGAGCGAGATATTTTTGGGAAAATTGGACTGACAGAGTATGCGCGGCACCATATGAATGAGTGCTGTTTGAGCTTTACTTTGTCACTCAAGCACGATTCAAAGGATGAGGACTATGTTTTTAGGTGTATTCTCAATCGTGATGAAAACTCTAGCCTTACTTTTAACGTAGCTTTCAGCGCAGACGCCAATTTGGATGTGATTGAACAGTCTCAACAAATGAAGAAAGATCAAAAAGGTTTAAAACAAGTATTGAATGAAATTGCGCCACTTAGCTTCGGTGATGCGTTTAAGGTGTTGATGAAGTATCCACCAAAGACAACCGTTGAACAGCTGGCAGAATCATCTGGCCTTTCTGATAAAACAATACAGCGAATGCGAAATGGAGAAGCTGTAGTTATTCAATCAATTGTCGCAATGTGTATTGGTTTGCACCTTCATCCTGATATTAGTACAGAAATGCTTCAAAAGCTCGGATATACGTTGGGGCCAGCGGTAGAAATTCATATGATTTATAAAACGCTGCTTTGCAATTGTAATACGATGACAATTGAAGAATGCAACGAACTTTTGACTAATGCTGACTTCGAACCGTTAACCAAAGCTGAAGTTTAAAGATTTTAAATTTATTTTTATGAGAATCGGACACTTACTGTCCGGTTTGTAAACTCAATGAAGACCTGATTTAGAGATTTTATATCTTTGAATCAGGTCTTTTTTTGCGTGTTTTAGACGAAATTAACGGACAGTAAGTGTCATGGTTTACAGCGCTCAATCTAGATATGATAAGGGAGTACTAAGGAATTAGTCACGATAAAAATTAATATTCAGAGCCTGATTTGCAATAAGGGCAAGGAATAGAAATAGAACATTACTGCTGGTTAACCCCAGTAAAAATGCTTATTTTCTATACCTTTCTTTATTGCGGTCATTTTCTGCCTTAAGGACTGGTGTAGTTAAAAGCACCAGTCCTATTTTTTTGCCTTGCCTGAACTGCAGTCAGCAGGAAGGACAAGGTGAATTTAATGAAATTCAAAATTCGTTACGACAACAAGTTTCAAGAACTCGACCTCAGTGTTGAGGATGCAAGCCAGTGGGTAAATGTCAGCATTGGCAATGAAATGACTGAGGCAGAAATTCATGACCAGATTCAAGAACGCATTGATGTCTTGCATAACATGCCGGAGTACAATCAATGGCATCGTGAGAACCGTCACATTGGTGGGAACGAGCATATCAAAGCAACGGTTGAACGCCTTACTCATAAACGAGGCGATAGCTACAATCTGGATGCTTTATATGCTGACAACTCACAGGAAGAGGAACGTGAGCGGAAGTATCAAGATGAAGCTATCCGTGGTTGGTTAAGTGAATCTTTAAAGCCTAAAGAGGCTGCTTTGGCCATTGCAATCATCTCAGACCGTATGTCAATTCAGGAGTACGCGGCATTAATTGATGATAAAGAAAACAATGTTTCTCATCGCTGGAATCGTTTAAAACGAAAAATTGCAAAAAAATTTATAGAAAAACGTCCTTTTTGAGGTCCTCCCGTGGCCTATATGTAGGAAGTCAATTTAGCTTCCAAATAAAATTTTACGGAGGTTCTGCAATATGAACGATTTAGCAGTTTTTAACAATCCGGACTTCGGTTCGGTACGCACATTGATGGTTGGGGATATTCCTTACTTTGTGGGTAAGGATGTGGCCAATATCCTCGGGTACGTCAATCCACAAAAAGCTATCCGCACTCACGTTGATGAGGAAGACAAAGGGGTGACCGAAATGGACACCCCCGGAGGATTGCAAGAAACCATCATCATTAATGAAAGTGGCCTGTACTCACTTATCCTTTCAAGCAAGATGCCGAACGCCAAACAATTCAAGCGTTGGGTGACCAATGATGTATTGCCATCAATTCGTAAGCATGGTGTCTATGCCACGAATGACTTTATTAAGAAGTCACTGGAAGACCCAGCATGGGCAATTTCCGTACTGCAAGAGCTACAAGCAAAAGAAGAAAAGATTGCAATTCAGGCGCAGCAGATTTCTGAACTGCAACCCAAGGCAAGTTACTATGATTTGATTTTGCAGAACAAGTCAACGTTACCTATTACCAAGATTGCTAAGGATTATGGCATGTCAGGTCGTAAGATGAATGATTTGCTTCATGACCTAGGTATCCAATACAAGATGGGTAAGACTTGGATTCTTTATCAAGAGTATGCTGACCAAGGTTATACCCAGTCACGTACCTTTGCCATTGATGATGAAAAGAGTGCCATGCATACCTACTGGACGCAAAAGGGTCGCTTGTTCTTGTACGACTTGCTGAAAAGTAAGAAAGGTATTTTACCAGTAATCGAGCGAGGTGATGCCGATGCCTAAACGTAAGAATTATCGCACCATGGTCTATATTTGCTCTCCATTTTTGGGGGATGAAGCGGGCAATATTGAGAAAGCCAAGTATTACTGCCGTGTCGCTGTTGACCGCGGCTTTATGCCAGTAGCTTCACATTTGCTGTACCCACAGTTCATGGATGACCTAACAGAACGTGAGGTGGCGATGCAGATGGCACTTGTCTTGATGGGCAAGTGTGAAGAAGTCTGGGTAATTGGTAAGACTATCTCTGCTGGCATGGCGATTGAAATTGAACAAGCAGAGTATTGGCACAAGCGTATCCGATACTTTGACGAACAGATGAAGGAGTTAATTGATGATTAATTTTACATTGTACCGTTCAGATCAAAAGGGAAATCAGAAGAATGGTTTGTTTCCAACTAAGGTTGTCGTTTCTGACAAGCCGAGTTTGGGACAAGCAATTCTGTTTGATCATGTGACTGCTCAGTACCAGGGAAACTATCGTAAAAATGATAATTTCATTCAGTCTGATGTCATCCCCCTAGATTGCGATAACGACCATTCAGATGACCCGAAAGATTGGGTAACGTCAGTTGATGTGGCGATGGCATTTCCGAATGTTGCCTTTGCAGTGACTTACTCACGCAACCATATGAAGGATAAAGGTAAGAAGGCAGCAAGGCCACGCTTTCATGTTTACTTTCCAATTCCAATGGTTTCAGACAAAGAAGAGTACGTGCATCTAAAGCAGCTGGTCCGGGAAGCATTTCCCTACTTTGATGACAATGCGATGGACGCTGCCAGGCTTTTGTTTGCGACGACTAATAGTGATGTAGAAATCTTTGAAGGCAGTCAGACTGTTGTTGATTTTCTAGATATGGATTTGTTTTCAGATGACTTGTTTGCCAATTGGGACAATGAACAGGGGCAAATTAGTGAAGGTAGTCGGAACTCTACTATGAGTGTCATTGCTGGAAAACTCATCAAACGTTATGGCAATACTGACGTGGCGCAGGATGAGTTCTTGAAAATGGCGGAAAAGTGTAACCCACCACTACCAGAAATTGAATTACGCACCATTTGGAATAGTGCCGTGAATTTTGGGAAGAAGGTCGCAAATCAAGAGGGCTACATTCCACCAGAAAAGTACAACTCTGAATGCGTGCTGAAACCCACTGACTTTTCTGATGTGGGGCAGGCTACCGTTCTGGCTCGTGAGTATGAAGGCAAGATTCGCTATTCACCATCAACGGATTTCATTGTCTACAACGGTAGCTTTTGGGAAGAGTCAGCACCAAAGGCTCAAGCAGTGGCGCAGGATTTGACTGAACGTCAACTTGAGGAAGCCCAGACCGAAATCGAAAAGCAAACCAAGGAAATGGTGAAGAATGGAGCCTTCGATAGTCTCACGCAGTTTGGCCCGAAGAAAGCCCTGACCATGTTCAACAAGGTACAGAAGCACTCATTTGATTTGTACCAAGAGGCGCAAAACTACTTGAAATATGCCATTAAACGCCGGGATTCAAAGTACCTCGCTTCATCACTCAAGGAGTCACGTCCAAAGCTTGAAATCGAACAAAGACAGCTTGATGTGGATGAGTTTTTACTCAATGTGCCGTCTTGCACTTACAACCTGCAAACGGGTCAGAAGCAAGACCATGATGCGACGGATTTCATCACGAAACAAACTGAGTGTGATCCCAATAACGTGAATCAACAACTCTGGTTGGATTGCCTGAACACCATTTTCTGCAATGACCAAGAATTGATTGAGTACGTGCAACGGATTGTCGGCCTAGCTGCGATTGGGAAGGTTTACGTCGAGGCACTCATCATTTCCTACGGTGAAGGTCGCAATGGTAAGTCAACCTTCTGGAATGTGATTAGTCGTGTGATGGGCAATTACTCGGGTAGTATTTCTGCTGATATCCTGACAAGCCAAGTGCGACGTAACGTCAAACCTGAACTTGCTGAGGCAAAAGGGAAACGTCTGCTGATTGCAGCTGAGTTGGAAGAGGGAATGCGTCTGAATACGTCCAACATCAAGCAACTTTGTTCAACGGATGAAATTGCTGCCGAGAAGAAGTATAAGGATCCGTTCAAGTATGTACCCACTCACACGTTGGTGCTTTACACCAATCACCTACCAAAAGTGGGTGCGATTGATAAGGGGACCTGGCGTCGTTTAATTGTGATTCCTTTCTTGGCCACGATTGATGGAAATTCGGATAAAAAAAACTACGCCGATTATCTGTTTGAGAATGCTGGTGGAGCCATCATGCAATGGATTTTGGATGGTGCCAAGAAAGTCATCGCATCAAACTATCATTTGACTGTACCCCAAGTGGTGCAGTCTGCCATCAAACAATATAAGGCAGATAATGATTGGCTTGGCCACTTCTTAGAAGAATGCTGTGAGTTGGATAAGACCTACACTCAGAAATCAGGAGAGTTGTATACCGAATATCGGGCATTTTGCCAGCGTAATGGTGAGTATACCCGAAGTGCAGGTGATTTCTATGCTGCTTTGGAAGCCGAGGGAATCACGCGCAAGCGAACTACTAAAGGAGTCATCGTTTATGGTTTGCAGCTAGTCTCGGAATTCCTAGATTAACGGCTTTTTGAAAGAATTGTGTAGCCCTATGAAGGTCTTTATATAACTTTTTCTAAGGTATTAAAAAATTAACTACTATATAAAGTTATAGATAACCCATTCATAGGGGTACATTCTTGCAGATTGGAGAATAGAAAAATGAAATTTAAACAATGGTTACAAATCGGACAAGGGACTCGTGAGGCAAGTTTTGATGCCTTTTATGAGTTCGCTTCCTCTGATGTGAATTATCCTTGGCGAAAGGGATATGCAAAGCAGATTGATTATCTGATGAAAAACTATCCAAACGATGGTCATATGGAAATCTTGCGTGATGCTTACTTTGCATATTTGACGGTGTGGCTGTGATGCTAGAAAAGATGATTGAACAAAAATTGGGTGAAGCGGTCAAAGCAAAACGGGGGATGTGTTTGAAGCAGACTGGCATTAAGGGCATCCCCGACCGTATGGTGCTATTACATGATGGCAAGATTGGCTTTGTTGAAGTAAAGCAAAAAGGCAAGAAGCCACGAGTGCTGCAAGTATTTAGGATGAAGCAACTGGAGCTCTTAGGATTTAAGTGTTTTGTCTTGGATGATGTGGAGCAGATTGGAGGTATTATTGATGCAATTCAAAGCTCATGAGTATCAAAAATTCGCGATTAACCATATCAAGCAAAACAAAGTGGCTGCCTTACTGCTTGAAATGGGACTTGGCAAAACAGTTACAACATTAACGGCCATTCATGACTTGATGTTTGAAGAAGGAACAGTAAAGAAGGTGTTGATTATTGCACCACTGCGAGTAGCCTTTCATACTTGGCCAGAAGAAATAGGAAAGTGGGAACACTTGGCTGATTTTACCTATTCAGCAATTCAAGGAACACCAAAACAGCGCATGGCAACATTGATGAAAGATGCTGACCTGTATCTTATCAATCGTGAGAATTTAGATTGGTTAATTCGTAAGTCGGGGATGCCGTTTGACTTTGATATGGTGGTGATTGATGAGCTGAGTTCCTTTAAGAACTACAAGGCAAAACGCTTCACTAGTTTGATGAGTGTTCGCCATAAGGTTAATCGAATCGTTGGGTTGACTGGTACCCCTTCGAGTAATGGCCTGATGGATCTGTTTGCGGAGTTCAAGGTGCTAGATATGGGTGAGCGACTTGGTTACTATATTTCATGTTATCGAGATAAATACTTCTTGCCAGACAAGCGCAACGGCATGCAGATATATTCCTGGAAGCCACGAGAAGATGCTGAACAACAAATCTATGACAAGATTTCAGATATCACAATTTCTATGAAGTCGGTGGATTTCTTGGATATGCCAGAGCTTATCATGAACGAAGTACCAGTGTGGCTTGAAGCAGGGGGAAAGCTGAAATACGATGAGTTTAAGGCTGACCTAGTGCTACAGCTGAAAAACACAGAAATTGATGCCGCGAATGCAGCAGTGCTATCTAACAAGTTACTTCAAATGGCAAATGGTGCAATCTATGACGAGTTTAATATTAGTCATCACATTCATGACCAGAAGCTGGATGCTTTGGAAGATTTAATTGAGGGAGCTAACGGCAAGCCAATCTTAATTGCTTATTGGTTCCAGCATGATTTGGATCGAATTAAGAATCGTTTTAAGGTTCGTCAAATTAAGACTTGTGAGGACATTGACGATTGGAATAAGGGGAACATCCCCATTGCCGTTATCCATCCCGCAAGTGCAGGACATGGTTTGAATTTACAAGCTGGTGGTTCAACCCTTGTGTGGTTCGGATTAACGTGGAGCCTTGAGCTTTACCAACAAACCAACGCCAGATTGTGGCGCCAAGGACAGAAGGAAACTGTGGTCATTCATCATATCATTGCGAAAAATACGATTGATGAAGATGTGATGATGGTATTAAAACTAAAAAACAAGACGCAATCGTGTTTGATTGATGCGGTTAAAGCAAGACTGGAGGAGTAAAGATGACCCCAAAAGAATATTTGAAACAGGCCTATCGGTTGGATAAACGAATCGACAAAGAGGTACTGCGGTTAAAAGAGTTGAGAGAGTTGGCTGGGTGTGCCCAAACAGTTTCATACGAGGAACGAATCTCCAGTCCCAATCGAAGTGCTGAAGCACCATTTGTCAAAGTGTTAGAGAAGGTTTATTTGTTAGAAGAACACATCAACGAGCAGATTGATAAGTTTGTGGACTTGAAACAACAAATGGCAGATGCAATTGACGCCTTGCCAAATCCAGACCAGAACCTGGTTTTGTCTTATCGATATGTTCACGGTTGGACGTGGGAGCAGATTGCTGATGAGTTAAACGCAGATAGAAGTACCGTTCTTCGTTGGCATGTCAAAGCACTAAAGTTGTTTTCTGTACCTGAAAATCCAATTATTATTTAAAAGTTGCGACGGTTTGCGACTATTTGCACTAGTATGCGACACCCTGAGGATGATATCATTAGGATGTCAAAAAAGACAAACGATACTCAAGCAATACCAGCAATAGAAGTGTCGAACAAATACCTGAAGCCTTTGTGGGAGAAATCCTTCAAGGGCTTTTATTGTGTGCGAAAGGAGTTGAAGTCCATGCCAATGAAACCAGCTAAACCCTGTAAGTTTCCAGGCTGTCCGAACTTAACTCATGATACTTATTGTGATGAACATAAGACAGTGGCACGAAAACGTTACGAGAAATACGAACGTGACCCTGCAATCAATAAACGTTACGGCAGAGCGTGGAAGAAGATACGGGCAAGGTACGTGGCAGCGCATCCCCTTTGTGAGGTGTGTCAGAAAGCAGGACGCCTCACTCCGGTCGAGATAGTGCATCACATCAAAGAATTAAGTGATGGTGGTACGCATGATGAAAGTAATTTGATGAGTGTCTGCAAATCGTGTCACTCGAAAATTCATATGACTCGACGAAACACAAAAGATAAAACAATCATCTAAAAAATAACAAGGGGGGAGGGGCGGTAATTATCTCTAAACTCTTTAAAACTGTACAGCGCGCTAGGCCCTTACGCGAAAAAAGTTCAGTTCAAACGGGGGATAGCCCCAAACGAGAAAACGAGGTGATAAATTTTGGCAAAAGATGGCACCCAACGAGGTGGCAGACGAGCGCGTTCTGGTGAACGTTCACAACCACTCGTTGATAAAGTGGCTGCTGGAAAGAAAGCAACACGGATGGAATTTGACTTACCCGATGTAGAATTATTAGTCGGTGAAGATATTGGTGAAGGTGTCGAGCTTGAAGGAAATGATTATCCTGAACCAAGTGCCTACCTTTCAGCAAAGCAAAAAGACGGTACAGTACTTGGTGCGGATGAAATATATAATTCGACCTTCCAGTGGTTGAAGGATAGAGGGTGCGAGCAATTGGTAGCCCCTCGAATGGTTGAGTCCTATGCTCAGAACTTTGCCCGTTTCGTGCAGTGTGAAAATGCTCTGAGTCAGTATGGTTTGCTTGGAAAGCACCCAACCACAAAGGCGGTCATGGCATCTCCATTTGTAGCGATGTCACAGAACTTCCAGAAGCAGGCAAATGTAACATGGTATGAGATCCAACAAATTGTAAAAGAAAACGCATCAGTGGAATACATGGGTGATCCGAACACGGATGCGATGGAACGGTTACTTCGTTCGAGAAATAGTTGAGAGGACAAAAATTTATGATTGAAAAAGTTAATCCGCAACATCCAGATAAAATTGCGGACCGTATTGCCGGAGCCATTGTAGACTTGGCATACGCAGAAGAAAAGAATCCAAAGATAGCAGTTGAGGTTTTAATCGGGCATGGCATTTGCCACGTGATTATTGAAACTTCAGCTGTTTTAAATTTGAATGATATCAGCAAAGCAATCACTCGCATTGCTGGTAAGATTAAAAAAGATGTGGTGATTGTGCCACAAGATGAAGAGTTGGCAGAAAACCAATCCACTGAAATTCGTTGTGGAGACAATGGTATCTTTCGTGGAATGCCACTGACTAAAGAACAGTTACACCTTTCAAAAATTGCGCGTGAATTGTATCAAGAACATCCATTTGATGGAAAGTACATTCTTGATGGTGAGCGTTTAATAATTTGCCAAAGTCACGTTCACACTGAAGAACTAAAACAGCAGTATCCAAAGGCTACAGTCAATCCGTTAGGCGATTGGACTGGTGGTCCTGATGTGGATACAGGCGCAACCAATCGTAAACTTGGTTCAGATATGGCTGACGGAGTAACGGGTGGAGGGATTCACGGTAAGGACTTATCTAAGGCTGATGTATCAGTGAACATTTATGCGTTCTTGAAGGCTCAAGAGACAGGACTACCTGTGGAGCTTTGCTGTGCCATTGGTGATACCGAAATTGACGGTGTACCATATTCTGAAATTGTTGAGATTGCGCGTGATTACGTGAATGAACTAGGTGGATTTGAGAGATTGGCAGAATGGGGGGTGTTCTAGTGAATACAACGGAGCGTTTTGAAAAAGTTGATATTGAAAAGCTAGTTCCTTATGCCAGAAATGCAAGAACTCACAGCAAGGAGCAAGTGAAACAGATTCAAGCTTCCATGCGTGAGTTTGGCTTCATCAATCCAGTGATTGTTGATAAGGACTATAATCTAATCGCGGGTCATGGACGTATTCTTGCGGCCAAGGAAGAAGGAATCAAACAAGTACCCTGTGTCTTTGTGGAGCACTTAACTGAAGCGCAGAAACGAGCTTACATACTTGCGGACAACCGACTTGCAATGAATGCTGGTTGGGATGATGAAATGTTGGCCGTTGAATTGTCAGACCTTCAGAGTGAATATTTCGATTTGGACTTACTTGGTTTTGACACCGAAGAACTGGATAAATTACTCAACGGTAATGATGATGTGCAAGATGATGATTTCGATGTGGATGAAGAACTTGAGAAACCCGCCTTCAGCAAAACTGGTGACTTATGGTTACTTGGCCGTCACCGCTTAGTTTGTGGCGACTCAACCAAACCTGAAACCTATGAACGACTAATGGACGGAAAACAAGCTAATCTTGTAGTGACAGATCCACCATACAATGTGAACTACGAAGGTAGTGCCGGCAAGATTAAAAATGACAATATGGAAAATGAGGCATTCTACAATTTATTGTATGATGCCTTTTCTTGTATGGAAAGCGTGATGGCCAATGACGCCAGCATCTATGTTTTCCATGCAGATACAGAAGGCTTGAACTTCAGAAAAGCGTTCGTGGATGCAGGTTTCTATCTTTCAGGCACTTGTATTTGGAAGAAGCAAAGTCTGGTGCTTGGACGGTCGCCCTATCAATGGCAACATGAACCAGTTCTCTATGGTTGGAAGAAAAAAGGTAAGCATCAATGGTACATGGGGCGCAAAGAATCGACAATATGGGAATTTGATAAGCCCAAAAAGAATGGCGATCACCCAACAATGAAACCAATTCCATTACTTGCTTATCCGATTACCAATTCATCTCTTAGCAACTGTATCGTATTAGATAGCTTTGGAGGCAGCGGTTCAACCTTGATTGCTTGTGAGCAGACGGACCGCATTTGCCACACGATTGAATTGGATGAAAAGTTCTGTGATGTGATTGTGAAACGTTACATCGAGCAAGTCGGAAGCAATGCTGAAGTTTCAGTTATTCGTGATGGTAAAAATATCGAATTTAGTGACCTAGAAAAGTCTGAATAAATAACGTATCATTTGCTATTAAATCCCTTTAGAGTGATATATAGACTACCAAAAGAATACGGAGGAAAAAATTATGTATCCAACTCACAAACAAGTTGAAGGTATGAAGAAACGTTATTCAAAAGGTAGTCGCGTGGAGCTCATCAAAATGGACGACCCATATGCACCACCGAAAGGCACACAAGGCACTGTAACCGGAGTTGATGACATGGGTTCGGTACTTGTGCATTGGGACAATGGTTCAACACTGAACGCAGTGTACGGCGAAGATGTTGTTCGCATCATCAAACCAGATTTTGAATTGGTTTTTCAAAACGGTAAACGAGAAGGCTTTGAAAGCTTTGACGAGGCTTGGCAATATGTGACGGACATGGTGATGAACCACGATTTGGTCTGGGTTGACCTCGAAGCAAAGAATGCAGATACCATCCACATCAGAAAGGGGCTTTAAGATGAAAGTGAGCAAACGTAAGATTTACAACATTGCAAAGAACTACATCGTGCAGTTGCCGGAACGTGGCGACTTGAAGGCTCACAACAGCGACAGCGAGGACTTTCTCGACATTGCGGTTTGGTGCTTGGAAGAAGCCTTAATTGCCGCTTACGAGCAAGGCAGAAAGGAAGGCCAAAATGAACGAAAAGATTAAACAACAAATCGTTGAGATTGCAGAGAGTGGCTTAACGAATATGTTAGACACGATTGCAGTACAACGAATTGCAAACGACCGTCACTTTTACGAATTGGTCATTTTTATTGAAGAACACAAGGCTGAATACAGTCGATTCATTTTACGAGGTGAAGAATGATGGACTTTGAAATTTATATGCCAGACAACGAAGATGGCATCAAGGAAGGTAACTACAATTGGCAAGAGCTGGTTCAATTGCTACGGGATAACAAAAACAACCCAGAAGCAATTCAGTTCATTGCCGACATGATGGAATAAAGAGATTAAGGCAGCTGATGAGGCTGCTTTTTTCGTAGAAGGGAGTGAGGGCTAATCGAGAATTACAAACCAACTGAATTTATGGACAAAGACTCCTACTATGATAAGTCGCGTGCAGATTATGCCGTAGCTTTTGTTGAGTTGTTGAAACACACGAAAGGTCAGTGGTTCGGGAAGCCGTTCAAGTTGATGCCTTGGCAAGAAAAGATAATACGCGACTTATTCGGAACGATTAAGGCAAACGGCTATCGACAATTCAACACAGCTTACGTTGAAATCCCTAAGAAGAATGGCAAGAGTGAGTTGGCCGCCGCGGTGGCTTTACTTTTGACTTGTGGTGATGGAGAAGAACGTGCTGAAGTCTACGGATGCGCGGCTGACCGTGCTCAAGCCTCAATTGTGTTTGATGTGGCAGTTGATATGATTCGGCAGAACCCGGCGTTAAGTAAGCGAGTGAAAATACTGACTTCACAAAAACGGATTATCTATCAGCCAACGAATAGTTTTTATCAAGTGTTATCGGCTGAAGCCTACTCGAAACATGGACTCAACAGCTCTGCGGTAGTCTTTGATGAACTTCATGCGCAACCCAACAGAAAGTTGTTTGACGTTATGACGAAAGGAGCAGGGGACGCGAGAACGCAGCCACTGTTCTTTTTAATTACCACCGCCGGCAATGATACACATTCAATCTGTTACGAACAGCACCAGAAAGCACTTGATATTATTGAGGGCCGAAAACACGATAAAACTTTCTATCCATTGATTTACGGTATCAAGGAAGATGATGATTGGATGGACCCGACAGTCTGGCGTAAAGCTAATCCTTCGCTTGGAATTACAATTGCGGAAGAAAAAGTGGTGGCAGCCTGTGATTCAGCCAAACAGAACCCAGCTGAAGAAAACTCATTCAGACAGTTACGACTGAACCAGTGGGTGAAACAAGCAGTACGCTGGATGCCGATGGATAAATGGGATGCTTGTGCATTCAAAGCGGATGAAGGAAGCTTGCGAGGGAGAGTTTGTTATGGCGGGCTTGACCTTTCTAGCACAACTGACCTTACTTCGTTTGTATTGGTATTTCCACCAGAAGATGAGGACGACAAATTTGTGATCCAGCCTTATTACTGGGTACCGGAGGATACACTGGATTTGCGGGTGAAGCGTGACCACGTTAACTATGATTTGTGGGCCAAGCAAGGTTACATTCAAACTACTGAAGGCAACGTCGTTCATTATGGCTTTATTGAAAAGTTCATTGAGGAACTTGGTGAGAAATATAATATTCGTGAAATTGCCTTTGACCGTTGGGGTGCTGTGCAGATGGTGCAGAACTTAGAAGGTATGGGCTTTACCGTTGTACCATTCGGTCAAGGTTTCAAAGATATGAGTCCGGCTACAAAAGAGTTGATGAAGCTGACTCTTGAACAGAAGTTAGCCCATGGTGGCCATCCGGTTTTACGTTGGAACATGGACAATATCTTTGTACGAACTGACCCGGCAGGTAATATTAAAGCGGATAAAGAAAAATCGACTGAGAAGATTGACGGAGCCATCGCGACAATTATGGCTCTCGATCGAGCGATTCGTTGTGGTAATGATAGTGGTGCCAGTGTTTATGATGAACGCGGGCTTTTATTTTTTTAAGGAGGCAAAATGGGCATATTAAAATCATTATTCAAATCACGTGAGCCAACTAAGAATCAAACGATTATGAACCCGTATCGATTCATGTTTGGTGGTTCATCAGCGGGAAAAAGTGTGACTGAACAAACGGCTATGCAAATGACAGCAGTTTATTCATGTGTGCGTGTGTTATCTGAAGCAGTAGCAGGATTGCCACTACACTTTTATCAATATCGAGAGACAGGTGGTAAGGACAAGGCAATGGAGCGCCCTTTGTATTTCTTACTACATGATGAGCCCAATACGGAAATGACGTCATTCGTGTTTCGAGAAACCTTAATGACACACCTTTTGCTGTGGGGAAATGCTTATGCGCAGATTATCCGCAACGGTAAAGGTGAGGTCGTGGCACTCTATCCTTTGATGCCAGATAAGATGACTGTCAATCGTGACGAGAATAAAGAAATCTATTATTTGTACCAGGCGGATGTTGGTCAAGTTCGATTGCCAAAAGCTGATGTGCTGCATATTCCGGGCCTTGGCTTTGATGGCTTAGTGGGTTATTCACCAATTGCGATGGCTAAAAATGCTATTGGACTAGCGATTGCAACCGAGGAATATGGTTCTAAGTTCTTTGCTAATGGCGCGAATCCAGGTGGCGTATTAGAGCATCCAGGAACATTAAAAGATCCTGGGAAGCTTCGTGAAAGTTGGAATGCTACATTCGGTGGGAGTTCAAATGCTGCCAAAGTTGCAGTGCTTGAAGAAGGTATGAAATACACGCCAATCTCCATGTCACCAGAGCAGGCACAGTTTCTGGAAACACGGAAGTTCCAACTAGAAGAAATCGCACGCATATTTCGCGTGCCACTGCATATGGTTGGCGACCTTGACCATGCGACCTTTTCAAATGTTGAACATTTAAGTTTGGATTTTGTGAAGTTCTCATTATCACCGTGGCTTAATCGCTGGGAACAAGCATTGAATAAAGCATTGTTATCGCGTGATGAAAAACGGAAATATTTTATCAAGTTCAATGTAGATGGACTTTTGCGTGGTGACTATGCGACACGTCAACAAGGCTACGCAACTGGTATTCAAAATGGTTTCTTATCACCAGATGATGTGCGTGAGCTTGAAGACTTGAACCCAATCCCGGGAGGTGCTGGGGCGAAGTATTACTTCAACGGTAACATGCTGCCAATTGAACAAGCCGGTGCTGCTTATGGAGTAAATAAAGAAGAAAGTGAGGAAGATAACCAAGATGAGGAAGTTTTGGAAATGGGTAAATCAGACACCGAAGAATCTGACGACACCCGAAACGACGAAAGAAACGAAGCCAAACCAACAGTCCGACCGAACCCTTTACCTAAATGGACAAATCGCTGAGGTGAGCTGGTTTGATGATGACATCACTCCAAAATTATTTAAAGATGAATTGATGAGTGAGAACGGTAATATTACTGTTTGGATTAATAGTCCCGGTGGTGATTGTGTTGCTGCTGCGCAAATCTACAATATGCTGAAAGATTATGAAGGTGAGGTCACTATTAAAGTTGATGGCATTGCAGCTTCGGCAGGTAGTGTGATTGCGATGGCAGGTGACAAAGTTGTCATGAGTCCAGTCGCTATGATGATGATTCATAACCCTTCGACCCAAGCATTCGGCGAGAAGGTTGACTTAGAGAAAGCAATTGCAATGTTGGACGAAGTCAAGGAATCGATTATTAACGCTTATGAAATTAAAACCGGACAAAGTCGGACTAAGATTTCACACATGATGGATGCTGAAACTTGGATGGATGCATATGCGGCTAAAGATTTAGGTTTCATTGATGAGATTATTGGTGATATAGATGAAAACGTACCAGTTGGACAGAATACTTTTTCTGAAGCCGTAGTCAATAACTCGTTGATGTCAGCAATCGCCAAGAAATGTCGCATTGAGGTACCTGAACCAAAGAAACAAGAAGTAAATAATACTATCGCAGCCGATTCATTGATGAGTCGGCTTAATTTAATGAAAAACTGGAGGAATTAACACATGAATAAGATTCAAGAATTGATGGAAAAACGTGCACAAGTTTGGAATGGCGCTAAGGCTTTTGTGGAATCTAAGCAAGATAAAGACGGCTTAATGTCTGAAGAAGATGCTAAGACATACGCTGAGATGGAAACTAAAGTGAAGAACTTTACCATGGAGATTGAACGTATGCAGTCAATGGAACAAATGGAGCGTGAAATGGAGAAACCAATGAGCCAACCCTTAACATCTCAACCAATGAAAGCTGATAATAAAATCGAAGCAAAGAAAACTGGTCGTGCCTCGGCTGAATATAAAGCTGGGGTTCTTGAGGCACTTCGCTCTAACTTCCGCAACGTCTCAAACGTGCTTCAGGAAGGTGTGGATACTGCTGGTGGCTATCTTGTGCCAAAAGAATATGATTCACGTTTGATTGATGGCTTAACTTCTGAAAATATTATGCGTTCACTTGGGACAACGATTACCACAAGTGGTGAACATAAGATTAATATTGCTGGAAATAAACCTGCTGCATCATGGATTGAAGAAGGTGGGGAGTTCAGCTTTGGTGATGCCACTTTTGATCAAATCTTACTTGATGCCCACAAGCTTCATGTGGCAATTAAAGTTACTGATGAATTACTGTACGACAATGCATTTAACCTTGAAAACTATATCCTCGACCAATTTGCCAAGGCTTTAGCTAATGCAGAAGAAGATGCATTCTTGAATGGTGATGGCGTAGGGAAGCCACTAGGTATCTTTGCCGAGAATGGTGGTGGTCAAGTTTCTATTACTACCAAGACTCAATCAGCAATCACTGCAGATGAAGTGAGCGACTTAGTTTATTCACTGAAACGTCCATATCGCAAGAATGCAAAATTCATTATGAATGACCAGACAATTGGCTTGCTTCGTAAATTGAAAGATAGCAATGGAGCTTATATGTGGCAGCCTGCTTTAGTAGCTGGTGAACCTGACCGTTTACTTGGATATCCAGTTTATACTTCTGAATATGTGCCAGTAGTAGCAGCTGGAGCACCTGTCATTGCTTTTGGCGATTTCAGCTACTACAACATTGGTGACCGTGGGGTTCGTTCATTCGACCAATTACGTGAACTCTTTGCAGGTAATGGCATGGTTGGATTCCTTGCGAAAGAACGTGTGGATGGAAAACTTGTCTTACCAGAAGCAGTGCAAATCTTGAAGATGAAAGCATCTGCCTCATCATAAGGAGTAGCCTATGAGCGACTTACTGAACAAGGTCAAAGCAAATCTCATACTTGAACATAATGAAGATGATGAGCTGTTGGAACGCTTGATTCTAGCGGCTCTTTCTTATGCTGAAAGCTATCAGCATTTATCGTCTAAGTATTACTCAGAACATGAAATGCCGCCAACAACAGAACAGGCGGTGATTATGTTAGCTAGTAACTTTTATGAAAGCCGAGATGGTTCAACTGGTGGGTTCTTTGCGGATAATGTGAATGCTAGTAAGCAAGTTTGGGAAACAGTCAATTTGTTGCTCAGACTGGATAGGCGGTGGCAAGTATGAGCTTTGGCAAGATGAATCAAAAAATACAGATTGTAAAAGTAACAAATCAAAAGGATAGTGCGGGATTTTCTACAAAACAAGATGCTGTTTTAGCAACCATTCACGCCTACAAAGAAGAAAAGAACGCAACCGAGAAATGGGTGAATATGGCCACTTTTAGCTCAGCAACCTGCTTATTTAGATTTCGTTTCATTCCTAATCTGCAGGTTACGACAGATATGGTTGTGATTTCAGATCAGAAGCGGTATCAAATTGTATCCGTTGAGAACGTAAGAAATCGCAATATGTACCTTGAAGTATTAACGACTGAGATGGAGGTGAGTGCGGATGGCTAAAGCAATGATGAAGATGCCAGAAGATTTCCTGTTAAAGGTTTCAAAACTTGAAAACAAGACAGATGAAATCATTCCCAAAGTTTTAGAAAGTGGCGCCGAAGTGGTGGAGGATAAAGTTCGCAGTAATTTATCTGCCGTTGTTGGTACAAACACCAAACTGCCGAGTCGTTCCACTGGTGAACTTGAGTCAGCACTTGGTATCTCCCAAGCTCGTCAAGATAAAGACGGCAATTGGAATATCAAGGTCGGCTTTGATGAGCCCAGAAGTGATGGTACTTCAAATGCCAAGATTGCCAATATCTTAGAATATGGCAAACACGGACAGCCAGCGAAACCATTCTTGAAACCAGCAAAATCACAGAGTAGAAAGCCCTGTATCGAAATGATGAAAGCAAAAATGGAAAGTGAGGTAAATGGTATTTGAATATTTTAGAAGAATTGAACAGTCTATTTGCCACACTCCACATGCCTGTTGAAACGGGTGAGTTCAGTGATAAAGCGCCAGATAAGTATTGTGTGCTGACACCACTATCTGACAGGTTTGATGTTTACGGGGATAACTTGCCAACCGTTGATATTCAGGAGGTTCGCATTTCCTTATTTGCGAAAGGCAACTATCTGAACACCCAAAAGCAACTCGTTCGAAGTCTGCTGCAACACGAGTTCACGATTACAGGACGAGTTTTTGTGGGTTTTGAAAAAGATACAAATTACTATCATGTGGCGATTGATGTCGTCAAACATTATGAAATGGAGGTCTGAAAATGGCTACAATTGGTTTAGATAAATTATATTATGCACCGATTACTGAATCAGCAACTACTGGTGAAGAAACCTACGGAACACCAGCGATGCTTGCAAAAGCAATCTCGGCTGAGTTATCAGTGGAACTTGCCGAGGCAACCTTATACGCTGATGATGGTGCATCAGAAGTAGTGAAAGAGTTTAAAAACGGGAAATTAACGCTTGGCGTTGATGATATTGGGCGTGCAGTGGCAGCTGTACTTGTTGGTGCAACGGTTGATCAAAACGGTGTCTTAATTTCAACAACGGAAGATGGTGGCATACCAGTTGCGATTGGATTCCGTGCTCGTAAATCAAATGGCAAGTACAAATATTTGTGGTTGTATCGAGTGAAGTTTGCAGTTCCAAGTACAAGCCTTGCAACTAAAGGTGATGATATTACATTCTCAACACCTACGATTGAGGGAACAGTTATGCGTCGTAATAAGTTAGATACGAGTGGCAAACATCCGTGGAAAGCTGAAGTAGATGAGAATGATACTGGCGTTGAACAATCAACGATTAACGCTTGGTATACCAGTGTTTATGAACCTGATTTCACTGCAGACTAGGAGGGCAATATGAGTAAAGAACGCAGTGCCAAGATTAGCCTTAGCGGAGATGAATATGAATTGATTTTGACAACGAAAGCCACGAAAGAAATCGCTAGTCACTACGGTGGACTTGATAACCTTGGTGAGAAGTTGTTGAAATCGGAGAACTTTGAACTGGCGCTTGATGAAATTATCTGGTTGATTACCCTGTTAGCAAACCAGTCCATCAAAATTTACAATCTGAAGAACAAAGAAAAGAAAGAAGAACTCACGACCGAATATGTGGAGCTGATGACTAGCCCTTTGCAGCTTGCTGAATATAAGTCAGCGATTACCGAGGCGATGTTCAAAGGCACAGCCCGTAATATCGAAAGTGAGATAGATTCAAAAAACAAAGCAGGCGAGTAAGTGATGAAGAAACATTTACTCGCCTGTATTACTATGGGACAGTTCAAATGAGCATGACACCAGATGATTTCTGGTATTGCCCACTTGGACTGTTTTTAGATTTATGGGAATGTCATAAGCAGTTTACGGGTATTAGTAAGCCGAAAGTTGAGGTTTTCATTGATGATGTGATACCGAGTGGAATTTAAGGAAGGTGGTGATTAAATGGCAGACAACTTTGGTTTAAAGATTGGTGTTGAAGGCGAAAAAGAGTTCAAAAATTCACTTCGAGAAATCAACCAATCATTCAAGGTATTAGGTTCAGAAATGAAACTGGTATCATCTGAGTTTGATAAAAACGATAAAAGCATCAGTTCACTTTCAGCTAGAAACCAAGTCTTAAATAAATCCATTGATGCCCAGAAAGAAAAAATCACCACACTTGAAAATGCCTTGAAGAATGCCAGTGATAGCTTTGGTGAGAATGACAAGCGTACCCAAAATTGGGCTGTTCAGTTGAACAATGCCAAGGCTCAACTCAATAACATGGAACGTGAAGTTACCAATAACGAAAAAGCAATTGATGCCATGGGTACTGAAGAAGTTGATGCCACCAAGAAAACGGATGAGCTTGGCAATGAACTAAAAGACACAGGTAATGAGGCTGAGAAGTCGGGTAGTAAATTTGAAAAATTCGGTGGTGTCTTAAAAGGTATTGGTGCAGCAATGGGCACAGTGGCACTTGCTGCTGGAGCTGCTGCGGTTGAACTAGGAAAACAAGTGGTATCTGCCTATGCTGATTATGAACAATTAGTCGGTGGGGTGGATACCCTTTTTAAAGATGCATCATCCACGCTTCAAAAGAATGCCGACAATGCTTTCAAGACTGCTGGGATGTCAGCCAACGAATACATGGAAACAGTCACTGGTTTCTCAGCAGCTTTGATTTCTTCCCTTGGTGGTGATACGAAAAAAGCTGCGAGTGTGGCGGATCAAGCCGTAACTGATATGAGTGACAACGCCAATAAGATGGGGACTGATATTGGGTCAATCCAAAATGCCTATCAAGGTTTCGCCAAGCAAAATTACGGGATGTTGGATAATTTGAAATTAGGCTTTGGGGGAACAAAATCCGAGATGGAACGGTTGCTTAAAGAGGCCGAAAAAATTTCTGGTGTTAAATACGATATTTCAAACTTCTCTGATGTGACCGAGGCAATTCACGTCATTCAAACTGAGATGGGTATCACAGGAACAACTGCAAAAGAAGCCACAGAAACCATCAGTGGTTCGATTGATGGCATGCAGTCGGCAATCTCAAACTTGATGGCTGGACTTGGAAATAGCAGTGCTGATATTGGCGCATTGATTGGGAATGTGGTTGAGGCGTTTCAAAACGTTATCAAGAATATCTTGCCGGTCATTCAAAACATCGTGTCAGCTTTACCAGCTGTGGTGGGTGCCATTGTTCAGGCGCTAGGACAACTCTTGCCAACATTACTTGAGGCAGTGACCACATTATTCTCACAAGTGCTTGAAACGATACTTGGCTTACTTCCTACACTTATTCCGGTGGTGGTACAGGCAGTTTTAACGATTGTTCAAACACTTATCGAGAACCTGCCATTGCTGATTGATGCGGCCTTTCAACTTGTGACAACACTTATCCAAGGACTAGGTGAGGCACTTCCCGAACTTATTCCAATTACGGTTCAAGCGATTGTCACTATTGTAAATGGCTTGATTGAAAACTTACCGTTGTTACTTGATGCTGCCCTACAACTTATCATGGGACTTGCCCAAGGACTAATCACGGCACTACCAATTCTGATTGAAAGTCTGCCACAGATTATTACAGGAATCGTGAACTTTATTATTAGTGCGATACCACAAATCATTCAGACAGGTATTCAGCTATTGACCTCACTGGTATCAGCCTTGCCAGACATTATTAATGCGATTGTTGCAGCTATTCCAGTGATTATTCAAAATATCATCAATGCGGTGATTGGTGCGATTCCACAACTGATTGATGCAGGGATACAACTATTAGTCGCTTTGATTGGTGCGTTACCGCAAATCATTACAACCATCGCAAACGCCATGCCACAGATTATCAACGGAATAACAGGAACGTTGGTAAATAATATCGATAAAATCATCAATGCTGGCGTGAAATTACTTGTAGCTTTGGTTCAGAATTTGCCTGCAATCATTTCTGCCATCGTTAAAGCTGTACCACAAATCATAACCGGTCTAGCGAATGCTTTCGGCGAGTATGTGAGCACCATGGGAACTATCGGTAAAAACTTGATTACTGGATTGTGGAATGGTATCGCTGATGCGGGTAGTTGGTTACGCAATAAAATCTCAGGTTTCTTTGGTGGCGTGGTTGATAATATCAAGGATTTCTTTGGTATCCATTCACCATCTACATTGTTCCGTGATGAAATCGGGAAGTACATGGCGCAGGGAATTGGTGTTGGTTTTGATAAGGAAATGACTGGTGTCTCTAAAACAATGCAGAAAGCCATACCAACGAAACTTGATATGCCGAATTTCGATATTGATACTGGCATTCATGCGGCAGTTGATAGAACATTTTCAATGCTTGATATTGGAGCTAAGGTTGATGCACTTTCTGATCTAACGGCTGAAATATTGCCAAACTTACTGAAAGCAATGGATATTAAAGTGGTGCTTAATGACGGAACATTAGTGGGAAAACTTGCACCAGAAATTGATAAGAGCTTGGCTACGCTTAATCGTAGACGTGTGGCTTACTAGATTGGAGGTGGTAAATTGAATGCATTTATTTTGGACGGGACAATAAATTCTCGTACTGACTTAGGGTTACGAATTTCAGAAGTCCCCATCATTCCAGTAGCTGAACGAGTAATTGACAGTATTGAGATTGATGGACGCGAAGGAGACTTGACCATTCTCAAAGGTTGGAAAGATGTGACCCTCAGTTTCAAAGCTGTTATTTGGAATTCTGATGTTCAAACGAGCTGGCAGACGATTTTGCCACAAATCTTGAATGCTAAAACCATTACTTTCTCAAATGACACAAGTGTGTTTTACAAAATCAAATATGCGAAGGCGAGCGGATTAACTCAGATCCTTTCTTCCATGTGGGAGTTTGAAGTGGAGTTAACCTGTTCGCCTTTTCGTTATAAAACAAACGTGGCAACCATCAACCGAACCACATCAGGAACGGTCAACAATCCAGGGAATATCTATTCTTTGCCGAAGATTAAGGTGTATGGCACTGGTACAAGAACTCTCATGATAAATGGCAAGCCAATCGTGCTGAATCTAACGAATGGCAATTTGACACTGGATTGTGATTTGAAGGAGTGCTTTTATGGTGATGTGGCCGCTAACCAATATATGACAGGTGATTTTCCAGAGTTTCGAGTGGGTAGTAATACTGTGACGCTTGGAACGGGAATCACAAAAGTAGAAATAGAACCGAGGTGGCGATACTTATGATTACCCTTTATAACAAAACTGAATCAAACTTCAATCATAATGGCCTTGCTGTTCTAGATGGGAATATTGTCAGTCCGGTGATTTCAGAAGAGCTGAATGGATTATTTTCCTTTGAATTCGATTATCCGATTCACGCACCTCATAGTAATGAGTTGATGCCAGAAATGATCGTAAAAGCCCCGGTCCCTGAATTATCTGACCAGCTTTTTAGAATTGTTGAACGTGATGATACTCTTGGTGGGTTCTTGCATATTGTGGCGCATCATATCTTTTATGACCTTGCCACTAACTTTATCGAAGATACCTATATCGTCAATAAAAATGGTTCTGGTGCTTTGACTCAGTTACTTGGTGCAACTCAATTCACACATCGTTTTACTGGCACTTCAAATATCACTGGGGTAAGCAACGTTCGTTTGGTACGGCTAAATCCAGTGGAAGTCTTGCTTGATAGTGACTTAGAGAATAGTTTTCAAAGTCGCTATGGTGGTGAAATACTCCGAGATAATTTTACAATCTCCATGTTAACGACTCGTGGTAGCAACAACGGCGTACAAATTCGAGATAAGAAAAATCTGACGGGCTATAAGGCTGATGTTGATTATTCAGGCATTGTCACTCGTATTATGCCGCAAGGTAATGATGGCCTATTTTTACCAGAAAAGTATGTGGATAGTCCGAACATCAATCAGTACGTGCAACCCAAAATCAAAGTCATCAAGTACGACAACGTTAAAGTGGGTGATGAGGAAGATGAGTTCACTCAAGCCGAGGCCTATGAAGAACTTCGCAGATTGGCTGCGTTAGAATACTCAGCAAATAAGGTCGATTTACCAAAAGCCACCTATGATGTGGAGTTTGCCCCGCTTGAACGAACGGAAGAATACAAAGACTTTGCGCAGCTTGAAACTATCAATTTAGGTGATACTGTTTCAGTGCTTCATGCTGAAGACGGATTAAATATCACAGCACGAATGGTTTCTTACAAATACGCCCCGTTGTTGAAGGCTTATATCTCGGTAACACTTGGCAATATCACGCCGAAGTTCACAGATGTGGCAAAAGATATTAATCGAGTAGATAACAAAGCTGAACAAGCCAAAGATGATGCCAATTATGCCTTAAGTTCGGCAAACGGAAAGAATACCAATTTCTATGGAACGGCAACTCCTGCCAATCCGAAACTCGGTGACGTTTGGTACAAAGAGAACGGCGACAAGCTAGAAATGTGGGTGTATGAAAATAGAGATGGTGTAACTCAGTGGTATCCACTCATGACGGATATGACGGCTGAAGAAGTTAAGCAAGCGGTGGAACAAGCACAAAGTGATGCGAATACTGCCACCGAAAAAGCCAATCAAGCATTTAACGATGCAGTGAATGCTTTAAATGCTGCGGAAAGTGCTAGTGAAAGTGTTGCTACACTTACCACATCAGTTGAACAGAATACTAGTCAAATTTCATTAGTGGCAAGTGGCATGTCAACTCTTGAAGGACGAGTAACAACAGCTGAATCAACGCTCACTGTTCAAGCCGGACAGATTGCTAGCAAGGCCAGTCAATCAACCGTTGATAACTTAACCGGACGAATTACCACCGCTGAGAGCACCATTACACAAAATGCGGATAGATTTGAGTTGTCGCTTTCTAAAACCAATAAAGCATTGAATGACTTAGCCGGCATGAGTATTGCTGATTTGCAGTGGACAAGCGGTGGATTAAATACCGCTGATGGGTCTGAAAATACGTATGGTGGTTATGTCCGTAGTGGTTTTACAAGAGTCAAATCTAGTGAGCAGTATCTGTTGCAAACATTTGTAGGTGGCAAACTTTATTCAAATTACACAACGGCTTATTTGATTTACTACAAAGAAGATAAGTCCTTTTTGTCATATGCAACATTTGGAAATACAACGACACCATTTACGGTCCCAAGTAGCGCAGCTTTTATTCGCATTCGCTTAACGACAAGTAGTTCACCGGATACAATTGACTGCTATATGCTAAAAACGAATGTAGTAGGTGGTTATGTTGATTTTTCAGCAATAAGTAATGTGGTGAAACTGACGGCCACAACAGATACCTTGATGTTAAGTGTGGCTGAGAATACTGAAGCAATTGGGGTGCCGTTCAAAGTTAATCAATGGGAACAAGGAAGCTTGAGTACGAGTGATGGATCAGAAGTGGCATCATCTAGTTATTTGCGAAGCGAATTTCTCGAGGTCCAACCCGGTGATAAGTTTATCGGTCAATTGCGTGATGGCGGTTCGCTAACGGTTTACTATCACTATTATGGGATGAACTTGCCTTATGTTGATTATGTTCCAACACCAAAGCAGTATGGGGAAAATATCACAACTGGGACTTATACGAATGACACGATTGCGGAATATCTTAATTCTAAGAACGTAGAAACTATGAGCATTACGGGTAGCGTGACAACCAATCCATATACTAGCAATGGCGATTATTTGATTATCTATAAATTGCCGTTATTGGGGAAAGCAGCACCGACTACTATTGTTTGGAATGGTCGCAAGGATACTTCAAATAATATTGTTTTGCTGTATAGCGGTGGTGCGTGGCAACAAATATCTACTGTTACCAATACTAGCAATTCGGCTCAAACTTGGACGATAACGGCTGAACAGCAAGCAGGAATTTTAGACAATGTTTATGTGTCATTCTTTGCTATTAAGAATGGTAGTTATGCCGGAATTTATAATGGAAACACAAGTCCATTTACTTTCAATCCATCTGATGAGTCAAGCTATACTCAACTTTCTTACGTGAGTTCAAGTGGTGCAATAACGGTGCCAGCTAACACTTTAAAAATGCGAGTTCGTGTAAATACGACTATAAAACCAGATGAATATGAAGGAAATATTTATTCAGCAACAGCAAGAGAAGACTACACCAAGTCCAACAGCCTGTATTCAGCAATCTTGATGCAGAAAGATTTGATTAACTTGCGGGTGGGTAAAGGTGACGTGATTAATCAAATCAATATTTCACCTGAAAGTATTTTGATTGCTGGAAATAAGGTGCATATCACTGGTCAAACAACCATTGATAGTTCGGTAATAACTTCGGCCATGATTCAAAACGCAGCTATCACGAATGCGAAGATTGCCGACGCCACGATTCAAAGTGCCAAGATAGCAAGCATTGATGCGGGGAAGATTACGACCGGAACTTTATCAGCTAATCGAATAGCTGCTAGTTCCATTACGGCTGATAAAATGGCTGCTAATATTCTTACCGCTTTGACGGCTAGTTCTTCAATAAGAATTACGGGTACTACGATTGGTTACTACTCAGGTAGCACTCTTGTGACGGAAATCAACTCACAAGGTATGACCATTAGACGTGGTGGAACAACTGTCGGGACAATTGGGGCGAATAATATTAGCGGCCATTCTGATTGGCGAGGTTTGGTGTTTGACCTTGAATATGGAACTGAGTACATGACTTGGGCACATAAAGAGAGCTCATCAGCGGGTGCCTATACCCAGAAGTTTACATGGTACGCAAGAACACTTCAGTCTGGCATGGAGAAAGGCTTCCATTTCGATGATGATATTTATTTACCAAGTATGCTGAGGGTCGGAACACAACATCAAATTTCAGTTGGTGGGATAACTTTTAGTAGCTCACTTTATACCAAGATTGGTTCAAGTTCTGGTAGCGCAGGTATCGCCTTTAATGGTTCAAATTTGATGGTCGGTGATGATGGTCAGTGGGTGGATTTTGGTGTGATTCGTGAAATCTGTAAAAAACTTGCTGGTCGCACTATTGCTTTACCAACAGGATTCAATAGTAACGGTACCGCGACAGGTTGGTATTCGGCCCAAAGCTTTAACTCAATGACCACATACAGTTAGGAGGCAAGATGGAAGAAGATAAGAATATTAAAACCACTGCTGAAATTCATGAACCAGATCAGCCGATTGATAATAAAACCGATATGGTGGATTTGCTTGTGATGGTGGTTGATGATTTATGCGTGCAGATTGGTGATTTGAAAGAGAGGATAGACAATGCTCAAGATTAAAAATGAAGATTTGGTGGACATGATTAACTTTCTCAAGGAATTTGAACTACCACCTAAGATTAGCCGTATAAGAACGAAGCTTTGCAAGCTCATTCAAGTAAAGGTGGATGAACTTTACCATGATGAGGTGGAATTGCTGGGACGATACGGAAAAAAGGATGAAGATGGAAATCTTGTCCAGCACGATGGCAATTTTTCACTTATTCCTGAAACGGCAATGGAATATCACAAAGAAAAGGCAGATTTGTTGAATGAAGACACGTTTATTAACACGACGGAGCTTCAAGACAAACTGCTTTTTCTGATTGCCGGTTTTGAGGAAAGCACCGTTGCGCTTGCTGGTAAAGAGGCAGAAATGCTTGATTTGTTGTTGGAACAATTAGAAACGGAGGTTGGCTAGATGAAGGAAGTTTGGAATTGGATTCAGCTCGCTATTGCAGGTGGCGGTGGTGTGGTTGGGTGGTACGTAGGAGGAATTGACGGTTTGATTTATACACTTGTAACTTTTGTGGTAGTGGATTATGTGACAGGCCTGCTGCGAGCGATTAATGAAAAGAAACTCTCAAGCAAGATTGGTGCCAAAGGGATCACTAAGAAAATCATGATTTTTCTTTTGGTTGGGGTGGCTCATATGTTAGACGTGGAGGTTATCAAAGGCGGAAATGTCCTGCGTGATGCCGTGATTTTCTTTTATATCTCAAACGAAGGAATTTCACTATTGGAGAATGCAGTAGCGATTGGACTGCCGGTGCCAGAAAAGTTACGTGAAATTTTGCAGCAGTTACATGATAAGAAGGGAGAACAAGAAAATGGGAATTAGTTCATTAGCAACCAAATATGGCTTTCAAAGTTTTAGTCATTACTCAAGCGGACGTAGTGGCGCAAAGGTTAATAAAATCGTAATTCATCACATGGCAACCACTAATTATGATATTGTGCCTGAAATTTGGAAAACACGTGAGGCAAGTGCTCACTATGGAATTGGTAAGAATGGTGAAATCCGTGCATACGTTGACGAGCAGAACACTGCTTGGCATGCTGGTAATTGGAACGCCAACATTTCAAGCATTGGGATTGAACATTGTAATAGCACGGGTTCGCCTAATTGGGGGATTAATCAAGCAACCATTGATGCCAGTGCTAAGCTCTGTGCGGATATTGCCAAACGTTACGGATTAGGGAAACTCGTGGTGAATAAGAACGTCTTCCCACATTCCTATTTCTCAGCAACATCATGTCCGGGGCAGCTGCTTGGCAAACTGCAAGAAATTGCAGACAAAGCAAATGCAATCAATAATGGCGGAGGTTCATCAACACCAAGTACACCAACAAGTGGTTTATATCGTGTACGCAAATCATGGAGTGATGCCAAGTCACAAATTGGTGCCTATAAAGATTTGAACAATGCTAAGAAAGCAGCAGATAGTCATTCTGGGTATAAAGTCTATGACAAGAATGGCAATCAAGTATATCCAAGCGGAACATCAGCGCCATCATCAAATGTAACAACACTGGTGGTACAAGTAAATGGATTGAACGTTCGTAACAAACCAAGTCTTAGCGGTACGATTGTTGGCTCATACAATAAAGGTGCAACGTGGACTCTTCCGAAATCAGAACAGCAGACGATAGCTGACGGTTGGGTCTGGGCACGTTGCCCAATTGGTTATTGTGCAGTTGGGAAGAATACTGGAAAGACTGAAAGCAGTGATTACATCTTGATTTCATAGGAGAAGGAAAAATGAACCTTTACGATTTGACACAATCATATTTAACTGTAGCTAACATGGAAGATTTGGATGAGCAGACCTTGGTTGATACCCTTGATTCAATTCAAGAAAATATCAATGATAAGGCAGAAAATATTGGTAAGCTCATCCGAATGGTTGAGGCAGACACAGCAGCATTCAAAGCGGAGAAGGACCGCTTTGCCACCAAGCAAAAGACGGCTGAAAACAAGATTAAGAGTTTGAAGTTGTATCTGCAATCAAACATGGAAGCATTGGGAACCAAGCAATTAAAAACAGAATTATTCAGTTTCAACATTCAAAAGAACCCAATCAGCCTGAAAATTGATGATGAAGGTGGTCTGCATACAGATTATGTTCATCAAGTGACGAGCTACGAAATTGATAAGGAGAAGTTGAAGCAAGATTTAAAACTTGGAAAAGACGTGGGAACGGCCCACTTGGAACAATCTGAGAGTTTGCGGATACGATAAAAAGAGTAAGCCTACAAGAGTGATTTAGTTCATTCTTGTAGGCTTTTTTACGTTGTGAAAAAAACTTTTTCTAAAAACGTCCTTTTTTACCTCCTCCCGTGGCCTATAGGTAGAGAGTGAGAAAAATAAGACATGCTCTCTGGAAGGAGGATGATGGAATGACTCATCAAGTTCATATCAAAGTTGGTAAGCATCAAAAGCAAAATGGTGTGCTCAACTTTAAGACGGTCACGATTCGCGAAAAGCTTCTGCGTTTGATGTTTGGTGCAAAGCAAGAAGTTATGGTGCTTTTGCCAGGAGAGACTGTTAAGGAAGTTGAAATCAGCGAAATTAAGGAAGGAGAGAAAGTTCATGAGTAAAACAAAATTATTGCTGGACGTGATTGAGAATTTACATGGCTTAGCTGACAGCTTACAAATCATCGCTGACGCTATGATGCAAGGTGAACCCCAAGATAGTCCGGTAACTAAATCACCTGAAGAAACTAAGGAACAACCTAAACCTGATGTCACACTTGAAGAGGTACGTGCAGTATTGGCACGCAAAAGCCAAGAAGGGTTCACAGCTCAAGTGAAAAGTATTATCGAGCGTTTTGGTGCGACGAAGTTAAGTGAGATTGATTCTAAAGATTTTGAAGAAGTCTTGCTTGCTGCGGAGGAACTGACTAATGACTAAAAAACACGCAGTACTGTCGGCCTCATCAAGCAATCGTTGGCTCCATTGCCCGCCAAGTGTTCGATTAAGTGAATCGTTTGAAAACAAATCGAGTGAGTTTGCCAAACAAGGAACCGATGCGCACGAATTATGTGAATTCAAATTGCACCAGTTGCTTGGTGATGCGGGAATTGATCCAACTCCAAATCTTGCTTACTACGATGAAGAAATGGAAGTTTGCGCTACGGCTTATGCAACCTATGTTATGGAAGAACTGAACAAGGCCAAGCAAGTCAGCAAAGACCCAATTGTCATAGTAGAACAACAGCTAGATTTTTCTAGATTTGTTCCAGAAGGCTTTGGCACAGGTGACTGTTTAATTATCGCCGACGAAACCCTGTCAGTAATCGATTATAAACACGGTTTGGGAGTTCTCGTTGATGCTTATGAAAACCCACAAATGATGTGTTATGCCTTGGGTGCACTTGAGCTGTTTGATGGTATCTATGATATCAGCCAAGTGAAAATGACAATCTTTCAGCCAAGGCGTGAAAATGTGAGTACCTATACTATTCAAAAAGAAGAGCTAATGCAGTGGGGGAATGATGTGTTAACTCCGGCTGCAAAACTTGCTTTTAATGGTGAAGGAGAATTTCAATGCGGGAAGTGGTGTGGCTTTTGCCCTGCTAAGTATTCTTGCAAAGCTCGTGCAGAATACAATTTGGAACTTGTGAAGAAGGAATTTCGTGAGGCTAATTTGCTCAGTGATGATGAGATTGAAGAAGTATTGGTAAAAGTAGACAACCTTGTATCTTGGGCAAACGACATCAAAGAATACGCATTAAAACAAGCCCTTAACGGGAAAATTTGGGCAGATTTTAAATTGGTTGAGGGACGAGCCACGCGTAAGTATTCAAATGATAATGATGTGGCAGCAGCAGTTATCAAGGCGGGGTTCAATCCATACGACAAGAAACTGTTGGGTGTCACTGCCATGACTAAAGAGCTTGGAAAATCTAAGTTTGAGGAAATTCTAGGTGACTACATTATTAAGCCAAAGGGAAAATTAACCCTTGTACCAATGTCAGATAAACGAAAAGCTGTTGAAATTCAAACAGCAGCAGACGAATTTAAAAATATGGAGGACAAATAAATGTCAGTAGTAAACAACACAAAAGTAATCACTAGCCCTAACACTCGTTGGTCATATGCCAACTTGTTGGAACCAAAAGCAATCAATGATGGTGCACCAAAGTATTCAGTATCACTTATCATTCCTAAGTCAGATACTGCAACCGTTAAGAAAATCGAAAATGCGATTAACGCTGCTTATGTTCAAGGAGAAAGTAAACTCCGTGGTAACGGTAAATCAGTGCCAAAACTTGAGTTATTAAAAACACCTTTGCGTGATGGGGACTTGGAACGTCCTGATGATGAAGCTTATGCTAATGCTTATTTTGTCAATGCCAATGCGACAACAAAACCAGGCATTGTAGATGCAGACCTGAATCCAATTATGGACGCGAGTGAAATTTATTCAGGTGTGTATGGTCGTGTCAGCATTAGTTTCTACGCCTTCAATTCAAATGGTAATAAAGGCATTGCTTGTGGGCTTAACAATCTACAGAAAATCAAAGACGGTGAACCACTTGGAGGACACACATCAGCTGAAGCAGATTTTGCCAGTTTAGCAGATGACGATTTCTTGTCATAAGAATAGTTAACGTTGGGGCGATGGTGGGAAGCTACTGTCGCCTTGTTTTGGTTAGGAGGAATAAAACTTGAAGCGATTAAGTATTGATTTAGAAACGTACTCAAGCATCAACATCAACAAATGTGGTGTTTACAAGTATTGCGAGTCTGAAGATTTCGAGATTTTGCTGTTTGCTTACTCAATTGATGGTGGTTCAGTTCATATAGTTGATTTAGCACGAGGTGAAGAATTGCCTGTCGAAGTAATTGATGCACTAACTGATCCAGAAATTCAGAAGTGGGCCTTTAATGCAGCGTTTGAACGGATAGCTTTGTCTAAATTTCTGGGAATGAATACTGGTGAATATCTTAATCCCAAATCTTGGTATTGCTCTATGGTTTGGTCAGCAACTTTGTCTTTGCCACTATCACTAGCTGGTGTTGGTGCAGTGCTAGGGTTGGACAAACAGAAATTAACTGAAGGGCGAGAGTTGATTCGTTATTTCTGTGTTCCTTGCAATCCAACCAAAGTGAACGGTGGTCGGACTAGAAATTTTCCAATGCACGATATGGTGAAATGGGAGCAGTTCAAGTCATACAATAAACGTGACGTGGAAGTAGAACTTTCTATTCAAGAGAAATTAGCAATGTTTCCAGCTCCTGAACAAGTCTGGCACGAATACCATCAAGACCAACTAGTCAATGATGAGGGAATTGGCATTGATATGGAATTTGTAAAAGAAGCAATTCATATTGATGAAGTTACCAAAGCAGACTTGATTCATCATTTAAAAGAAATTACTGGTCTTGAAAATCCCAATAGCGTCATGCAATTTCGTAAGTGGTTGTATGATCGTGGCGTTGAGACCGATTCATTGGGCAAGAAAGTAGTGGAAGAACTCATCAAAGATACGGCTGATGAGAGTTTGAAACGGGTACTTCAACTACGCCAACAATTGGCTAAATCGTCCGTGAAAAAGTACCAAGCAATGGAAAACTATGCTTGCACGGATAATCGGGCTCGTGGGCTCTTTCAGTTCATGGGTGCCAGTCGAACTGGTCGCTTTGCCGGACGTGGCATACAGTTGCAGAACTTGCCACAAAATCATATGCCCGATTTAGCAGAGACAAGAGCGCTGGTTAAATCTGGAAATTATGAAGCTTTAGACTTGCTGCATGATAATGTGCCTAACGTTTTGTCAGAACTCATCCGAACCGCCTTCATTCCTCGGACGGGTAAAAAATTCATTGTGGCCGATTTTTCAGCAATTGAAGCACGAGTGATTGCTTGGCTTGCGGGTGAAGAGTGGCGACAAGAAGTCTTTGCGAAAGATGGCGATATTTATTGCGCATCAGCTAGCCAGATGTTCGGAGTACCAGTTGAAAAGCATGGGGTTAATGGCCACCTGCGCCAAAAAGGAAAGATTGCTGAACTCGCTCTTGGCTATGGTGGTTCAGTTGGCGCATTAACGGCTATGGGCGCCTTGGAGATGGGACTAAAGGAAGAAGAATTACAACCCTTGGTGAACACTTGGCGTGAAACCAACCCGAACATCATTCAACTCTGGTGGGACGTCGATAAAGCAGTCAAGGATTGTGTGAAGATGCATGAGACAACTAAAACTCATGGATTGGAATTTAGTTATGAGAGTGGCTTCTTGTTCATCAAACTATTATCAGGTCGCAGGCTGGCCTATGTGAAACCGAGAATTGGTGAGAATCGCTTTGGTGGTGAGTCAGTTACTTATGAAGGTGTTGGCGCAACCAAGAAGTGGGAACGTTTGGAAAGTTACGGGCCTAAATTTGTTGAAAACGTTGTTCAAGCAATGGCTAGAGATATTCTATGCTTTGCGATGAACAACCTGAAAGATTATCACATTGTGGGAACGGTTCATGATGAAGTTATCCTTGATGTTGAAAAGAATGTGTCGGTGGATGGCATCATCAAAATTATGCATGAATCACCAAGCTGGGCGGAAGGACTAGTTCTAGACGCCGATGGTTATGAATGCGAATTTTACAAAAAAGATTAATGAAAACGTCCTTTTTTACCTCCTGCCGTGGCCTATAGGTAGGAGGTGTTTTTGTATGAACAATAATCAAATACAGGAACTTAAAAAATTACGATTGGCAGGCTTAGGCTATAAGCGCATTGCTAGTCAGCTAAATATTTCAGTTGATGTAGTGAAATACCAATGTCGCAAGTTAGGGCTAACCGGTCAAAGTACACCAGCGCCATCCGAAGCCACTATTCATATAGTAGAAAGTAATATCTGTCGGAATTGTGGTGAAAAGATTCAGCAAACCAAAGGGCAGCGAACAAGAGTGTTCTGCAGTAACGCTTGCCGTGATGTTTGGTGGAAATCCCATCGTTCTAACAATTTAACCAAGGGTAAAAAAGTAACCTGCGATAACTGTGGAACAGAATTTTTAGTGGGTAAGAATTCAAAGCGAAAGTTCTGTAGCCACGAGTGTTATATAGCATATCGGTTTGGAGGTGCAAGTGATGAATGATAAAAATGAAATGCTTTATTTGATGAGTCTTGCGCCTGCTAAGATGATGCTTGAACAGCACATCATTTCAAACTCTGATTTCAAGAAAATCAAGTCCACTCTAATTGAAAAATATCAACCGATTATTCCGAAATTACTTGGCTGATTACTTGATATAACTGGCCTTTAGAGTGATGTATATAGGTGCGAAAGGAGGATTAAAATCGTGAAAATAATACAAAAAATTGAACCAACGATTCCTAAACTTGCCAAGCGGAAAAAGGTAGCCGCCTACGCTCGTGTTTCTGTTGAAAAGGGTAGAACCATGCATTCTCTTTCAGCACAAGTCAGCTATTACAGTAAGCTGATCCAAAAGAATGCCGAATGGGAATATGCTGGAGTTTATTCTGACGGTGGAATTTCTGGAGCATCGACGAAAAAGCGTGAAGGGTTCAAGCAAATGGTTGAAGATGCCGAAAATGGGGAAATCGATATCATTCTGACTAAATCAATCTCAAGGTTTGCCAGGAATACAGTTGATTTGCTTGAAACAGTTAGGCATCTTAAGGCAATCGGAGTAGAAGTTTGGTTTGAGAAAGAAAATATTCATTCACTAAGCGGTGATGGAGAATTAATGCTTTCGATTCTTGCTTCCTTTGCCCAAGAAGAAATTACTAGTCTATCCAATAACATCAAATGGTCTATTCAAAAGAAATATATGCAAGGGAAGGCTAATGCAAGATTTCGCATCTACGGTTATCGCTGGGAAGGTGATAATTTAGTCATTCAACCAGATGAAGCAAAAGTGGTAAAACTCATTTATGATAACTATTTAAATAATTTCTCAGCGGAAGAAACTGCCGCACAGCTTAGAGAAATGGGAGTTAAAGGTTTGAACGGTGGTAAATTTTCAGCCGTTAGTGTGAGACAAATGTTGAAGAATATCACTTATACAGGCAATCTTGTATTGCAGAAATACATGGTGACAGATCCATTCACTAAAAAACTGAAAAGGAACCATGGCGAGCTTTCAAAATACTATGTTGAAAACAATCACGAAGCCATCATTCCAATGGAGGTATGGCAAAAAGTGCAAGACGAGATTGCTAGAAGACGAAGGGTAGGTCAACGGGCAAATATTTCTCACAAAATTTATCCATTCACAAGCAAAGTTAGGTGTTCAAAGTGTGGCAAGAACTACATACGCGGTACTCGTTTGGATAAACGAAATAATAGAAGACGGCATTACTGGACATGCTGGACGAAACGTTCAAAAGGCCGTGATGCTTGTTTTACAAAAGAAGTACCTGAGTATGTGCTAAATGAAAAAACAGCAGAAGTTTTGGGCCTTGATAATTTTGATGAAAAAATCTTTGAATCCAAAATTGAACGTATTGATGTTATAGGAGACAATCGGTTAGATTTTGTATTTTTCGATGGTCAAATAAAAACGGTAAATTGGGAATCGAAATTCAATTACAAAGGCAAGCCTTGGACAGAAGAACGAATGCAATGGCAAAAAGAAGGATATGTCCGAGATGAAAATCATCCACCAAAAAGAAGATTTAAAACCTTTTCAAGATATATCCAGTGCGGTTATTGCGGGAAATACTACATCAGCACTTTGGGAAAATTGTCTGGTGGTAAAAAAGTTCAGAAATGGAGCTGTTATACGAAGAAAGCCTTTTGCCCCAATCCCCATGATAGACGGTATATCCCTGAAACTGTTTTGGAAGAATTGGTTTGTGATGTTTTGAACCTTGAAACATTTGACGTCAAGGTTATGGAAGATAAGATTGAAAAATTAGTGGCTTATTCCGATGAGATAAAATTCATTTTTAAAGACGGCCATGATGAGTCAAGAAAGCTAGTTATTCCGCGAGCTAAAAATCCAGAATATAGTCAAGAAACCTTACAAAAAATGAGTGAAAAAAGGAAAGAATGGTGGCGACGTAAACATGAAGAAAGTAACAACAATTCCAGCAACAATCAGTAAATTTTCTCAGACTCCAATCAATAAGGTAACCAAACGCCGAGTCGCGGCATATGCCCGTGTATCAACTGAACAAGAAGAACAGCAGACAAGTTATGAGGCACAGATTGATTACTATACCAACTACATTCAGAGTCGTGAAGATTGGGAGTTTGCTGGAATGTATTCTGATGAAGGTATCACTGCAACTAACACGAAAAAACGTGTCGGCTTTCAGAACATGGTAACAGATGCACTGGCAGGAAAGATTGATTTAATTGTTACTAAATCAGTTAGTCGATTTGCCCGTAACACCGTGGATAGCTTGACGACAGTCCGCCAGTTGAAGGAAAAAGGCGTCGAGATTTACTTTGAAAAAGAGAATATTTGGACGCTTGATAGCAAAGGTGAATTGCTTATCACTATTATGTCTAGCTTAGCTCAAGAAGAATCTCGATCCATTTCAGAAAACGTGGTTTGGGGACAAAGAAAAAGATTTGCAGATGGAAAGGTAACTGTACCATTTAAACAATTCTTGGGCTATGACATGGGACCTGACAGAAATTTGGTGGTCAATCCGGAACAAGCAAAAATTGTGAAACGAATATATGCCATGTTCCTTAAAGGGAAGTCGCCTTACAATATCGCAACAATCTTAAGCAAAGAAGGTGTACCGACACCATCAGGGAAGAGTAATTGGTGGGTTGGGACGATTCAAAGCATTTTAACTAACGAGAAATACAAAGGGGATGCCTTATTACAAAAAACTTATACGGTTGATTTTTTAACTAAAGAGAAGAAAGTTAATGAGGGTGAAGTTCCTCAGTATTACGTCAAAAACAATCACGAGGCAATTATTGAACCTGAAATCTTTGATATGGTGCAAAAGCAAATGGCGCTGCGAACTAGGGGCAAGAATCGCATTCGGTCAACCAGTATTTTCTCTTGCAAGTTGAAGTGTATGGATTGTGGGAGTTATTACGGCAGCAAGGTTTGGCACAGCAATAGCAAGTACCGTAGGGTTATCTGGCGCTGCAATCATAAGTATGATGAAGATGAGAAGTGTCAGACACCGCATTTGTACGAAGATGAAATTAAAGAACTGTTCATTAAGGCCACCAAACAACTGGTGGGAATGAAAGATGAAGTGATGAGCAATTATGCTGAGATGAAAGAGATGCTGTTTGGGACAGCTGAACTTGAAGCTGAGCAAGAAAATCTGGAAACTGAAATTAACGAAATTGCAGGCTTGATTGAAGATTGCGTCAATGAGAATGCCAGAGTTGCCCTTAATCAAACTGAGTATGAAGAACGCTATAATGCTCTGGTGGCAAGGTTTGATAAAGCCAATGCAAGGCTGGAAGAAGTGAAGCAAGAGGTAGTGGAACGACAGGCGAAGGGAATGCAAGTTGAACGATTCTTACATGAGCTTGAGAAAATTGGGATCATTGATGAATTTGATGATGATTTATTCATGGGACTGGTTGATGTGATTGAGATTTGGCATGATAAGAAAGTGGTGCGTTTCAAGGATGGGAGTGAGGTGGAAGTGTAAAAATTAAGGTATCTGGTTGAGGCATTCTGCAGTTGCAGGGTGTCTCTTTACTTGTTCACATTTAGAAATCGCATTCATGATATAATATATCTTGAGAATCAAAAATTGATTAGGCGGCGGAAGTATGGCGATTCCAAGTAAATTAACACCAAACGATATCTTTGAAGCACTTAAATATATTGATGAGAATGGGATACCTGATAAAAATAAAAGCAGAGAGTATGCACTTGTTTCAGAATCTGGAATAAAATATCCACCAAAATACGTTGTTGCTGTTGCTCACCATTTGAGTACTGGTGACGATATTGATACGAGTACATATAATGCTGTTGAGGCGAAAAATTTTCTAAGGGGGCTAGGTTTTATGATCGAACAAAATCAAGAAAAATTTGAACTTGTGATTACCGCAGACAATGTTACATCAACTGATGAAAGATTTACGATGAATAATCTAAGTCTAGGAGATAATTATAAGCCATTAAACGCATACTTTAAAAAAAGTAATGGTGAAAAAATAAATCGAAAGCGTGATAAAGGGGAACGAAAAAGTTCTAATCAAACAATGCCACGTATTGCTTGCCAGGTATTCGAAAGACAACTGGCTGAGTTATCAGTGGAAGAAAAAGAAAATTTCCCGGTTTGTAGATACAGTTTGAATTCCGAGATTATTAAAGGCATTTTCCCTAGTGTAGCAGTTTTCAAACAGCACAGAAATACGATTGAATATGTCGTCTACAATTATGGTGATGGACGCCAGTTTGTTTTTTATTGTTGGAATATCTTTTCAACTATTATTTTTGTTCAAGAATGTATTAAACGTTTCGGTGATGCTGGCGATGAGTTTGTGCTTACGTATAGGGAAAAAGACAAAAAAGAGAGAGAGCAACCAGAAGTCCAGAATGAAATTTCTGATGAAACACAAGACTTTAATGGATATTTGAATCCATATTCCGATGCTCTAATTGAATCTAAGAATATTATTTTTCGTGGGGCGCCAGGAACAGGAAAATCATATTTAGCAAAAGAAATAGCAGCGGACATCATCAGTAATGGATATTTTGATGACTATACTTTGCTCACAGATGAGCAGAAGAAACAAGTTGAATTTGTTCAACTCCATCCAAGCTATGATTATTCGGACTTTGTAGAAGGCCTGCGCCCAAGGGTAAATGATGATGGTTCAATGAGTTTCCAGCTTGAAGATGGCATTTTTACTAAATTTGTCAAAAGAGCACAGAAGAATTATGATGATGCCAATAGGAGCAGAGAAGATATTGAAAAACAAAATTCTGCTATAGATGTTCTAAATGAATATTTTTCAAATATTGAATTTGGGATAGATGAGTTGAGTCTTGCACGCGGAACGAAATTTTACATCACTAGTGTTGATGAAGAACATATTCATGTCTCGATTCCGGATAATCCGACGATAAAATCGTTGAATATCAATAAAAATGAATTGTTGAGCATGATAGAATCTGGTCAAGATTTTAATCGCCCTAAAGATGTTACTGAATTTTTTGAAAAGCAAAATGCCACTCAAGCATACTCCTATGATTTGGCTATATTTAAGGATTTAAAATCTAAAAATATAAATGCTAAGAAAACGGAAGTTGCTCAAGAAAGTGTTAAACCATTTATTTTCATAATCGACGAAATTAACAGAGCCGAGATTTCAAAGGTGCTAGGAGAGCTTTTTTTCTCAATTGACCCTGGGTATCGTGGAAGTGCTGGTGAAGTCTCAACCCAGTATGCAAGTCTACATGAAAATCCCGATAAGAAATTTTCAATTCCTGAAAACGTCTATATTATTGGAACAATGAATGACATTGACCGCTCAGTTGATAGTTTTGATTTTGCTATGCGTCGTCGTTTTCGTTTTATTGAAATTAAGGCAGAAGACCGTTTGGAGATGTTGGAAAGCTTAGGTGATGAGCTAAAAGAGAAAGCTATCACGCGAATGGAAGCTTTAAATAACGAGATATCAAACGTTGATGAACTCAATGAAAATTACTACATTGGTGCATCTTATTTCTTAAAACTATCTACTTTAACTTTTGATCAATTATGGACAGACCATTTGCTTCCGTTAATACAAGACTATGTTCGTGGCATGTATGATGAGGAGGGTATTTTGAAAAAATTTGCTCGTGCATATGGATACCCATCGATAGCAGGTGATGTAGATGAAAACATTAAGGGTTAAAGATAATGCTTCATTGCTGAAAGAGGATTTTGACCCCGTTGCTAATGTCGTAAAACGAGTTGCTGATAAGACATTGGAGCAGCTTGAAAAAGAGGGAATTTTTGTCTTTCCAGAATTGGTAAAAGATGCGGAAGATATTACAAAAGAGCAGATGATTCTAAAAAGCGTTAATGACAGGTATGCACTGAATAACGTGATGGGGTTTTTAGGATATGGACATGAACGATTGATTATCGAGTCTAGATTTAGCTCGGATAGTCAAGACTATTTTTTACAGTACATGTTGGAGAAGGTGATGGATTTCCTCAATGTGTTGGATCTGAATACAGATGCTAATCAGGAAAATCGCTTGTTCAACTTGCTTCTGTTTTTGTTTCCATATTATTTAAAAACGGCGATGAGAAAAGGAAGCTTTAAGACCTATATTCACAACGAATATAATGATGCAAATCTCAAAGGAACGATAGATATCCCTCGTCATATAAAAGAAAACACTCCGTTTATAGGTAATGTTGCTTATAGCAAACGTGAGTTTTCATATGACAATTATTTGATGGAGTTGGTTCGCCATACAATTGAATTTATCAAACGTAAGTCCTATGGTGAAATTTTGTTGAAAAAAGTTAGGGATGAAGTGAAATCAGTAGTTACTGTAACTGAAAAATATTCTCCTCAAGATAAGGCAAAGATAATTCAAGTTAATAAGAAGAAACCGATTGTACATGCTTTTTATCATGAATATAGGTCATTGCAAAGATTATGCATTTTGATTTTGCAGCACGAAAAGCATCAAATTGGTTCCGGAATAAGACAGGTTCATGGCATTCTCTTTGATGGTGCTTGGCTTTGGGAAGAGTATATAAACTCCATTATTCAAAGTGACTTTTATCATCCAATGAATAAAGGGGGAAAAGGTGCCCAACGACTATTCTCAACTGAAGATAGTAAAGTTGGGTTAATCTATCCGGATTTTATTAGTCGAAATTCAGAAAACAGAATAATTGCTGATGCAAAATATAAGCCTGTGGGAAACATTGGAAATCGGGATTATTTGCAAGTGTTAGCATATATGTATAGATTTGATGCCACTAAAGGTTATTACCTGTATCCTGGTAAAAATGAAGAAGATGATATACAACTGAAAATGAATCAGGGGACAACTTACCAAAACAATGTCATGCCACGTGAAGACGTCATGGTGACTAAGTGCGGTTTAGCTATTCCAAGGGACGCAGAATCTTACGAAGATTTTGTATTTCAAATTGGGATAAGTGAGCAAGAGTTTCTTACGAAAATAACTGAATAA